TCAGAACTTATCGAAATCCTCCTGTGTTGCCACGCGGGCATATTTCACGCTGTCATTTGCTTTCTCTGTCCAGATGTCTAAGACAAGCCCAATGGAAAGAAGGTCCAGGTCGCGGACGGAGATTCCAATTTCTGTGCAGCGCAGAAGAAAAAGCGGGGTGGTCATTTCCCGCTCACTTCTGCCAAGCCTTTTTTTGCCTGCACATCCGTCATCAAATTGCTTCCCCAGAGCTCTAAGATCTCCGGAAGCACCTGGTAGATGGAAAACATCTCGAACTGGTCGAGCCACTCGTCGATGGTCTTTGGAATCGACGGATCCGCATGATAAGCCATGATGTAGGCGACGTTTTCAAAAATCTCAAGATCGTCAATCTCAAGCTCTTCAGAGTCTGTCGCTTTAGCCCGGTAGGACTTTTCCAGCTTGGAAAGGTCCTTAAAGATATCCCGCTTGAATTTCAGCCGGTAGATTCTTGGGATCGCGGCAGAAGAGCGGAAGGTGACCGGTTTTCCGCTGATTTCGATTTTTTTTTCAATCATGAATTAACTCCTTTACTGCCCGGAAGAAGATGCATCTGAAGAGGAAGACGCAGCTTTCTCTGTCGGAACGTAGACTGCCTTATACCATCCGTCATAGACCGTGGTATCTGTGGTGTCTCCAGATCTTGCTTTGACCAGGCCGTCTGATCTTGGGTCTGCCGTAATGGAGAGCTTCTCGGTGCCCGGTTCAATCGTGTCTTCTTTTGTTTCTGACTCTAAGGATGGGCGGGATGCCGTGCAGTAGTAAAGGACGTGGCGAATGGAGTTGACGTCTCCATCAAACTCAAAGAGAAGGGCAAACTTCACGGTGTCAGTCAGGCCGCTCTTTTCTACCAGCACGCCCTTACTGTCCAGCTCTTCCTGCAGAATCTCGGTCCGAAACCACTCCGGAATCAAAGCAAGCTCAAGGTCACCGGAATAGCCGTTGTTTGTGATGGAGCGAAAGTAGACGATGCCGTCTGCATAGAAGGCTTTGGTTTCACCTTCAGCGTCCAGGCTGATCGACACGGCTCCGGGGATTGCTTTAGGGGCTGCATAAGTAAAGCTAGACACGCCGTCCGTTACGGTTTCTGTCAGCTTTGCCGCGTAGACATTTTTCAGGTTGTATTTGACTTTATTTCCCATAGCTTAAACCTCCAATTCGTAAAGGACTTCATAGAGCTTTTCCGACTCGATATAGACTTCGGTCTTGTCATAGAAGAGGCCGCGGCTTGTCAGCACGCGCTCAATATTTTCTTCTTGCTCTGGGTTCTTTTTGTCTGTGTAAAGCTCGATATGAAGAACGTGGATTTTCTGATAGGCGATGCCGTCTGCCGCAAAGTTGTCGCTCTCCGGAAGAAGAAAGCAAAGATAGGGTGGGGCAGGGGAGAAGCCTTCTTCAAAATGATCATAGGCAAGAGGAAGTTCCGTTTCTTCCAGCATCTCTACAATCTCGTCGTATTTCATGTCAGCCTCCTTTTAGTTTTTGTTTGATCAGTTTTTCAAGCTCCTCGTTTCCCTTCTGTTCAGCCGGGGCGATGTGAGGCCTTGCAGCGACTCTTCCTCCACCTCGTTTGGCGTGGCCGCGCTCTAAGAGGTGGGCAATCTGGTAGCGGTTTCTGGAGTGGACGACAAGGTTGATGCTGCTTGATGTCTCGCTTACTTTCTTTACGGACCAGGATTTCTTATATTTTCCGGTTCTTACCGGAGCAGAATCCCGAATGTCGGTCCGTACGTCTTTTGCGGTTTTCTTGACCGCATCTTTCAGATCATCCGATGCAAGAGAAGCGTATTCTTTTAGCTCCTTCATGATGGCGTCTTCCATCTGATCGACTGAAACTTTCTTACTCATTTCTTTTCTCCAAACTGCAGTTAAACTTGATGGAGTTTTTCTTGAAACCCATAGGGTTCACGTAGGTAATGTTGTAGGTCCTGCCTTCTGAAAGAATCCGGAAGTGAGTGGAGTCGACCTTTGAGAGTTCCGTGCACCAGCGGCAGGTAAAGTCTAACGTTTCCTCAGGCCGGATGACCTCCATATCGGTTTCTGATCCGGTGGACGACCCAACCGTCGCGTAACAGGCAAAATAATCCGTCCAAGAAGATCCTTGGTTCTTGTATTTGTCCGTCACGATTTCATTCTTTTGAAAAAGAATCGGGACGCGGAGTGATGCGATATTCATTAAAACTGCTCCTTTCTTACGCCAAAGAGAAGAGCGCGAAGGGTCTGATTCAGTTCGTTATGGTCGGCTTCTTCCCGGTGCTCGTAAAGATAGGCGATGCAGTAGAGAATGGCAATGCGCATACGGATCAGGATCTTTTCTTCGCTTGCTTCCCATTCTTCATCGGTGAATCTTGCGATGTCCTGGACCTGCCTGGTGGCTGCCCCGATCAGGCTTTTGATCAGGTCATCTTCGTCACTAGAGCTTACGCGTAGATAAGATTTTGCTTCTTCCAGGGTGATTTCCATAGGATGCCTCCAAACAAAATGTGCTGCCCAAGGAAAATCCTCAGGCAGCGGTGTGCGATTAACCTGCAGCCTTTACAGAAAGGCCTCTGACTGCTTCTGGAAGGATCAGCTTTCCATCCACACGTTCTGACGCGAGGAAGCCGATCTGGCCGTTTGCTGCGTAAAGCTCAGACAGCCTCTTGAAAGACCGTCCCTGACAGTCTGCAATCCAGTAGTAAGAGAAATCTCCAAAGAGGATCGGCACCTTGCCTGCCGCAAGCTCCGGTGCGTAGATCGAAGTTCTATACGGGCGGTTTAAGATGGTGTCCGGCTGGCCGGCGACTACGGAGGGCTGCCAGATATAGTTGTTGTTTCCATCCTTGATCTTACGAAGAGCTTTGACGGTGGAGTCGTTCAGAATCCAGACGGCGCTGTTTCGATAGACGCTCCGAAGAGAGTGGAAGACGTCCATCATGGCATCAAAGTTGATGCTCGTGTTGCTGATTTCTGTCAGGGCTTCCTTATTTGATGCGACTTTGGTAAAGACGCCTTCCGGCTTCTTGCTTCCGTCTCCAACAAGGAAAGCCTCTTCTTCAGCTGCTCCGATTCGTCTAGCAAACTCCGTAGAGATGTATCCTTCCAGATCAAAGACCGAGTCGTTCATCAGCTCTTCAGACACCTTGATCGCGGTACCAAGCTTGTAGGCAGACAGCGTGATCTGATCGAAAGTGTCGTCAGATTCTGGGTAAAGCCCGTTTTCATCCATCCAGGACGCAGTGCCGTGGGAGGCGACGATCGGGATGGTGTGGGTTCCGGACTGGGTCTGAATCACGTGAGCAATAGAACGGAAGAAGTTCTCATCGGTAAGAGCCTGAAGTAACTGCCTCTCATATTCATCTGGCACCAGGTAGCCACCGTTCGCGTCTGTACCAACTTCAAGAACGTTGTTCACATCAAACCAGTTGCGTCTTCTGATGGAGTCCCAGAAAGCGGTTTTGTAGGCTTTCGAAGAGGTTCCTTTTTTCTCCTCTGGCTCTGCTTTTACGCCAGGCTTTGAGGTAAGAGGAGATGAGGTCGGCTGATTTAACATCTGGTCGATCTGCTCCTGCCTCTGCAGGCGCTCAATGTCGCAGGTCAAATCAGTAACTTCTTTTTCCATTTTCTCGTAGGTTGCGGCATCTTCCTGGGAGACGTTTCCTCCGTTATCAGAATGCGTATCCAGGAATTCTTTTGCCGCATTCCAGGCCTTGGCTCTTTTCTCCATGAGATCTAAAATCTTAGTCATTGTAGTTTCCTCCTTAGTGTGAGAGAAGCGCCAGGCGCTTCTTTAGTGAATCAACAGCTACTGTTGGCGCTGCTTTCTTCTGCTTTACCGGTTCTTTTGGGATGAGTTTGGAAAGAAGGGAGTCCGTAACTGCTTTTCTTGAAAACAGCATCTCAGGATCTTCTTCGTTTTCCTTTTCTCCCTCAGAAAAGAGAATTTCATCGGCAAACCCGAGTTTCTTTGCTTCTTTTGCATTCATCCAGGTTTCTGCGTCCATGAGCTGAGAAATCTTCCGCCTCGATAGGCTCGTTTTAATCTCATAGGCGTTTACGATGGATTCCTTGACTTCGGACAGCATATCGATGGCCTTCTGCATCTCGCTTGAATCTCCAATCGCAACAGTCATCGGGTTATGGATCATCAGCATGGCAACAGGGCTCATGCAGACCTTGGTTCCTGCCATTGCGATCACAGAGGCTGCAGATGCAGCCAAAGCGTCAATCTTTACAGTAACATCATATGGGTAATCCATTAACATGTTGTAAATCGAGGCGGCGGCAAAGACATCGCCTCCTGGAGAGTTAATCCAAAGCGTAATGTTTCCTTCGCCATCCTCCAGTTCGTCTTTAAAAAGCTTCGGCGTAACTTCATCTCCAAACCAGGTCTCATCGGAAATTTCTCCGTTTAGGTAGAGGGTTCTTTCGCTTCCAAAGGAATCTGGAGTTTCGTTTCTTACCCAGTTCCAGAACTTTCTTCTCATAAGGCTTTTCTCCTTTCCTGGATCCTCGCATCTGGCCGCGCCGACTCCTCGGTTTGTTCATCGTCCTTCTCACTCTCTTGCTCCTCTGTATTTTGACTCTGCGCAGATGCCGCGAAAATTCCGGCATCCTTGAGTTTCGTCATGTTTCCATTGATGAGGTAAAGGTCTCCGCCTTCTTCTTCTGGAATCCGGTCCAGGTTCTCCAGCTCTCTGATATCGTTTGCGCTCATCCAGCCATTCTGCCGTCCGACAGCGTATCCGTTCATGCGGCTCTGGTAGTCTCCCCGAAGAAGTCCGTCCACGTTGAACTTAAAGAAGTAGTCCTTCTTTTCCTCAGGGCGGAGGAGTGCACGTTTCATGGACTGCTCCCAGCGACAGACCCAGGGGTCCAGCGTGTACTTTACAAACTCAAGAGACTGCTGCTCAATGTTACTGAAGCTGGATTTTTCCAGGTCTCCAATCATATGAGGAGGGATGCGGAAAATACGCGCGATCTCATCGATCTGAAACTTTCTCGTCTCAAGAAACTGCGCCTGCTCAGGCGAGATTGAAATTGGCGTGTACTTCATGCCTTCTTCAAGAACGGCCACTTTGTTGGAATTGGATGATCCTCCAAAGGCTGAGTTCCAGCTCTGACGTACGCGCTCAGGGTCTTTCACAACGCCTGGATGCTCTAAGATGCCTCCTGGCGTCGCTCCGTTTGCAAAGAACTTACTTCCGTATTCTTCTGTCGCAATGGCAAGGCCGATCGCGTTCTTGGCCATGGCTATAGGAGAGTAGCCAACGAGCCCGTCAAAGCCTAGACCTGGGATGTGAAGAACATCACGCAGGGACAATCGGACGAGAGAACCTTTCATCGTGTGGGCTTCCTCCTGAGAAGTCTGGTATTCATAGTAAAGCTGGCCGGATTGATCCCGGTCGACCGTCATCTTGTTTGGCATCAGAGGATACAAAGCAATGACTTCTCCTTTACCATTTCGGATGATCTGCGCGTAGGCATTACCCCACAAAAGAAGGTGGGTCATCAGCGTTTCCCGAAAGACGAAAGACGTCATCTCAGGGTTAGGTTCATCGTGAAGGATGGTGTAAAGCGGGTGATCGACCGCTTTCTCTTTTGAGCCTTCCTCAGTGTATCGGTAAAGGTGAAGGGGGAGCCCTGCCACAGCTTCTGAAAGAATCCTGACACAGGAGTAAACCGCCGTCATCTGCATGGCAGACCGCTCCGTTACTGCTTTTCCAGAAGTCGTTCCTCCAAAGAAGAAGCGGTACATGCTTCCTGAGGTGGAGTCTTTCGGCTTGTCCCTTGATTTAAAAAGTCCTGATAAGATGCTCATTTATACCTCCATTAAATAAACAAGATCCCTCTGCTGTCATAGACCGACTCCCCAGTGTCGTTTCCGCAGCGGATTGCCCGGTCTAAGGCCATAACAAGAGCGACGGCTCCGTCGATCTTTTCAGTGGATTTCTCCTTATCCATCTTGATGTTTCCTGCAGGGTCAGTCCGGACATAAACGTTATCCATCATCCAGCGGAGAACCGGATGGCCGCCATGGGCGATTTTCTGATCCAGCGTCAGCCGCATCAGTTCTTTGGTGGGACTGCTCATGGAGGAAAAACCTTGGCCGAATGGCACAACAGTAAAGCCCATACCTTCCAGGTTCTGCACCATCTGAACCGCTCCCCAGCGGTCAAAGGCGATCTCTCTGATGTTGTACTTTTCTCCAAGGCGCTCGATGAATTTTTCGATGAAGCCGTAGTGGATGACATTTCCTTCGGTTGTCTGGATTGCGCCTCGCTTTTGCCAGAGGTCGTAAGGAACGTGATCTCTTCGGACGCGTAAATCCAGCGTATCTTCCGGCAGCCAGAAGTAGGGGAGAACGACGTATTTATCATTTTCATCTTCTGGAGGGAACACGAGAACGAAGGCCGTGATGTCCGTGGTGGAGGAAAGGTCCAGGCCGCCGTAACACACACGACCGTAGAGGTCTTCTTCCCTGACTCTAAAGGAGCAGGCGTCCCATTTATCCATCGGCATCCAGCGCACGGACTGCTTGACCCACTGATCAAGGCGGAGCTGTCTAAAAGCGTTTTCTTCCTGCGGATTCTGCTTGGCAGATTCGCAGGCGGCCTTAACTTTGTCAATGCTGATGGTGACGCCAAGAGATGGGTTTGCTTTCTTCCAAACCTCAGGGTCCGTCCAATCTTCATCCATAGAAGCGCCATAGATCACCGGGTAAAAGGTCTCATCGTGCTTTCTACCGCTTAGGATATCTTCTGCCTTCTGGTGAAGTTCATAACAGATAGAGTTTACGTCATTTCCTGCTGTCGTGATGATGAAGTGGAGGGGGTTCTTTCTTGCATCCGATGTTCCCTTTGTCATCATGTCAAAGAACTTCCGGTCCTTCTGGACCCAGAGCTCGTCAAACACCAGGCCGGACACGTTCACGCCGGACTTTCCCGCAACCTCCGCAGACACCGCCTTGTAGATGCTGTTAGTGGGGCGGAAGTGGATGGTTTTTCGGCTGGGCCGGATATCGCAATACTTGCTCAGGGTCTTATGGAGCTTCACCATGTCGCAGGCCACATCAAAGACAAGCGAGGCCTGGTCCCGGTCCGCGGCGCAGCCATAAACCTCAGCCCGCTGCTCACCGTCTGCGCATAGCATGTATAAAGCGACAGCTGCGGCAAGCTCACTCTTTCCACACTTCTTAGGAATTTCGATGTAAGCGGTGGTGAACTGCCGGTAACCATCTGGCTTAAGGACGCCGAACAGGTCGCGGATGATCTGTTCCTGCCATCCCATCAGGTGAAAAGGCTTGTTATAGAAGTCGCCCTTGGTGTGGGAAAGCTGCTCGATAAACATCACGACAAGATCCGCTGCTGTTTTGTCGTAATGCGAGCTTTCTGCCATAAATTTTGTGGGCTTGTATCTTTCCAAGGTTATTCCTCCAGGACAAAAGAAAAAGACCGCCGGAGCGATCTTGTGTATAAAAAACAAGAACAGGAGCCTTATCGGCTCCAATCTTTCTTACGCTTCAATCGCCTGATCAAAGGCGTCGAGCTCCTCGTTTGTGTAAAGGTCCGTCCAGTCGGCATCATCAGGTTCCTTCATGTAGAGGATCCGCTCTTTGTCATCAAATCTCTTTGGGTCCGTCTTGATTGCGCAAGGGTGAAAGCCGTTCTGTTGGAAAAGATCATCTGCAGACTGTTTGTATTCTCTGCTTGCTTCTACTGGGATCGTAAGGATTGCTGATCTTCCGTAAAAGTCTCTTTTCAGGTTCTTCCAAAGGTAAGTGAATTCGTTTCTTTCTGCTCTTGTCATGGTATTTTCCTCCTGGGTTCTTCGTGTCTTTGCTTTTTGCATGTACATATATCACTCTAAACCCTTGGAATAGCAAGCTTTATCTGGGAATAAGATCATTCTATCTTTAGTTATATTGATGGATCAGGACCGCGTAGGCGAGCTGGCTTGTTTCATCTTCCGGCTCGATGTCCCAGCCCCGGTCATAGCGGAGCGTCGTTTTGCTTTCAACGCGGATCTCCATCTTGCTGATTTTTCCGCATTCGATGCCGTAGCCCGAAGGTTCATCATAGTGTTTTAGTTCGTATTCTACTGTTTTCCCTTCAATTTCAAGCGTTCCTTTTTCCCACATGGCGGCCTCCTTATGCAATCGTAAACTCAATTCCGTTCTTTGTTTCTGGCTCGTTTGTTCCGAAGTGGTGGTCATTTTCTCTTGTAACAGTTTTGAGGGCTCCCATCTTCCAGGCGTTTTCGCAGAGCCCATAGATTCCATCCATCAGGCCGGTGCTCTGGTCGGTGACTGTGATGGCGTCAATTCCGGCTTCCAGGAGCGTTTCCGCGAAATCTTTCATGTCCTTAGGCCAAGGCAGGTCTTCGACCTCGAAGCAGTCGGATCCGCGATAGTTCATGTTCTGGTAGGCCCAGTAGGCTTTCATCGCTCCGTCTGTGTAAGGAAATTTGTTTTCCTCTTCGAAGGCTTTCATCAGGGCGGTTCCTTCGTCGTATTTTTCTTCGTCGAAAAGTTTGCTGCGCTGCTTCTTAGCGGCTTCTTTCTTTTCCTGGTAGTCTCTTACTTCTTTGTACATGCTTTCAAAATATGCGTTTTTCATGGTCTTTCCTCCGTTGTTCTTTGCTTTTCTTTGCATGTACATATATCACTCTAAAGCCTTGAAATAGCAAGCTTTATGTGAGTTTTTCCACCTTTATTTTTCGCTACCTGTCAGGATGAAATGAACGTACTCTTTCCGGTGTTCTTCGATGTAAAGAACCAGATCGTAGTAGTCATAATCGAAGGCAATCCGCTGCACAGAGTTTGTGTCTAGCATGTTAGTTAAACCGCTTCGCTGGATTGCGAGAATTTCAGTTTTGATTTCTTCAGTCATGGCAAGTTCCTACTTTCCGTACGAGGTCTTCTCCAAAGATTACATTTAGGCCAGATCCATTATCCCAGTGGACCAGGATAGAGCCGGTGTCATCAACACCGTAGACGGTGCCAAGCGTTCCTTTGGGCGGCGCCTGGACATCATCCATTTTTATAAGCTCAACTCTCGTTCCGGCTGGATAGCCGGAGCGGAGAATCGATAAGGTTTCTTTTCCAATGATGCTCATGCGTTAACTTCCTCCTTTGCTTCTGGGGCATTTCTAAACGCGGAGTTTCCGGATAAATTCCGTAGAAGTATCTTCCTATCAAGTTTGTAATCCGGCCCGATAAATCCAAGACGCAGAAGGAAGCAGCGGAAGGCGTACTTTTCGTTGGTCACCTCAGAGGCTCTGCTGCTGACTCTAGACTGCTCCTTGCTGAGCTTGCAAAGTAGGGTAATGAAGTCGGTGTAGGCTTTGATTTCATCTGGCTCCGGCATTTTCTTAAACCATGGGAAGCTGACCCTGTCATCGTTTACGTCGATGCTAAGATCGTCAATTCCAAAGGACTTCTTGATGAGATTTCCTTTTGCTTTTAAAAAATTGGAAAGGTTGGTGACGTTTACCTCATCAATTGGAATTTCAATGGTCAGGCCGGTGTCTTCTTCAGTGTTTTCCGTCTCATCTGGAGCATCAGGTTCATCCGCGCCGCTGTCATCTACCGGGGTGAAATCTACTTTCTCAAGTTCCTTTGCGATGTAGTTCAGCTTTTCTTCGTCCTCGCAAGTAACCCCGCCGTCTTTATCGATGGTGACGTTTCCCACCTTGTATGCGCAGGTCGGCATGAACTGGTATTCCGAAGGCTCGCCTGTGATGCGGCAGATTTCTGTGACTAAATCTTTCCGTTCTTCTCCTGTTACCTTGTAGTTAAGTCTCATTTTCGTACCTCCTTGGTTTTGTTTCTTTTGGCAGGTACATACATCACTCTAAAGCGGTGAAATAGCAAGTGTTTTCAAGGAAAAGAAAGAGAAATCAGATGCTCTTCATCGGTTTCCTCTTTGCATAAAAAATAAGCGGTATGTTTCTGTATCCACATACCACCCATAGCGATCAATATACCTCTGACACCTATTGAAGACATCTGTCTGAAAGTCATGACTCAGTTCCCGGATTCCCGGCCCGGTGTTTTCTCTTCGATATTCTCCGAAGAATATTCTTGAAGCAAAATTATAAACAGAAGCAGCCACTTTCTCATCAGTATATTTACCCAGCTCCACACGCCGCCCATTGTAGCGGATTCTTGCTGTCCATTTATTATTGCCAGTACGCATAAAAACACCCTTGTAGCTGCTTGTACAAGGGATATTTGTCTTTCTCTTATTAAACGCATTCTGCTGTGTGGACGCATATCTGAGATTCTTTTTCCTGTTGTCCAGACCGTTGCCGTTAATGTGGTCTATGACTGATCCATCAGGTGCGTGCATAACTTCACGATGCATCTGAACCGTTCTTGGTTCTCCTCTTCTTTTGCTTCCTTTTCGTACGGCATAACCCACTCCTTCTGGATTGAATGCCCATTTTCGCCGAGTCAGACGTTCATAATCTTCATCATCGACAATGGCCTCTGCGCCTCGGGTAAGTTGGATTCTCTTCATCTGTCACCTTCCTTTGGCATCTCCGCCAGCGCTTCGTCCAGGGTCAGTTTCTTGCCGTCCCGGATCAGATAAATGTCAGAAGCATCTTGACCTGCGTCTTCCATGAACTTCTTGTAGCGCATCACCTCGACATCGATGAACTTCGGCTCGATCTCTATCCCATAGGCGATCCGGCCCAGTTCCTCACAAGCTACGATCGTCGTGCCGGATCCCATAAAAGCATCCAGGACGAGGCTGTTCGTCATCGTGCACTGGGAGATCAGATAGGCGATGAGCGGCACTGGTTTCGCGTCCGGATGGTTATAGCCTTCTTTCTTGCTGCTCTTGATTCGGGGAAATTCAAATACCGTGACCTGTTTTTGGTCTCCGTACCAGATATGCTTGCCCTTTTTCTTCCATCCCCAGATGATCGGCTCGTGGATGTATTTCCAGTCCGTCCTGGTGAGAACAAGCCGGTCCTTTTTCCAGACCAGACCGGCGCCTACCTTAAAGCCTGCATCTTCAAAGGCATCATGGAATATACGTGCTTTGGATGTCGCATAGAACTCATAGATCGAAGCATCGTCCGCCATGCTATCCCGCATGCAGGTAAAGGCCTTCATCAGGAACTCATAAGCATCCTTGTCATTCAGATCGTCATTAGTGACTTTGCCGGATGCGCTTTCCAGATTCACAAAATATGGAGCATCGGTACATACCAGATTCACCTTTTTGCCTTCAAGAAGAGATGTGTATGTATCAATCTTTGTGGAATCTCCGCAGATGACTCTGTGTTTTCCTAGATACCAGATGTCACCTGGCTTAGAAAAGCACGGTTTCTCGAGCTCTGCCTCTACATCGAAATCATCGTCTACTGCTTCTGTATCCACATCCATGAGCTTCGCGAGGTCCTTTTCGTCAAAACCAAGAAGGGAAAGGTCGAAGGCGTTTTCCTGAAGATCAGACAGCTCAACGGATAATAAATCTTCATCCCAGCCAGCGTTGAGGGACAGCTGGTTGTCCGCGATAATATATGCACGCTTTTGGGCGTCGGTCAGATATTCTTCCTTTACGCAAGGAACTTTCTTCAGCCCTAATTTCTGCGCAGCATAAAACCTTCCGTGCCCGCAAAGGATGGTGTTATCTTTTGAGATTACAATAGGGGACAGGAAGCCGAATTCTTTAATCGATGCAGCAATCTGTGCAATCTGTTTGTCAGAATGGGTTCTCGCATTTCTGGCGTAGGGGATCAGCTTATCGGTGTCTTCGAGATAGTACTGTGTTGTTTTCTCCATTACTTACCTCCGCGTCTTGCTCTAAGCAGCCGCTCCATCACGTCATCCTGAGGATTCGATCCATTGAATTCGGTCGAGCAGTTTTCTTTTACGATCTGAAAGATTTCATTCCAGAGCCTGTTGGCCTGATTCATGTAGTTAATCCCGATGTTGATGAAAGGTGATGGAATTGGCTTTCCCGTAGTCGGATGCTTGCTCAGATATCCAAGTTTTGAGGTGATCTTCTCACAGGCGATCCATCTGGCGGAGGCCATGGAGTATCGCTCAAGAAGCGCCGGAGACACCGCGCGGGCGACACCCAGGCCATCGAGCCAATCCCAGGTCTCTTTGTAGATCTCAGCAGCGGCAAACTCAGAGCCATCATGCTGAATATCCGAAAGAAATTCATGAGGCTTCGGCATTTCCGCGCCTTCAAGGTCCGGAATGTCCAGTACCTCAAGTGGCCTTCCTCCGGGATTTCCATTTTGGTATTTCTCCAGCGCAGCTTTTTTCTTTCGTCCGGCGCCGGGGCGTCTGCCTCCGCGACCGCCGGTATTATTCGATTTTGTAGGCATAATGTAGCTGCCTCCTTTTTCAATATTTTGATATTCCTAACAGTCTGCTGGGTTATTACCCTTAAGAAAACGCATGTTCTGCGCAGGTGAGGGGGCGCCGGTCTCCAGAGAGGCTCGCCGTAGAGATCTTTCCTCCCCCTGGGTCAGCGACTTCCTTTCCGTTTATGCATTTTCTCGTGGCAGGAGTGGCAGAGGCTCATCAGGTTATTTTCCTCGCTGCTCCCGCCCTCGGACAGCGGCACGATGTGATGCACCTCCTGCGCCTTCACGTACCTTCCTTCAAGAAGGCAGCGCTCGCAGAGTGGGTGCTTATGGATGTAGCGGTCCCGGATTCTCTTCCAGGGCCTGCCGTACCTCTTCCCGGTGGAGTAGCCGCGGGTGAACGTGTCGTAATGACGCTGCATCATCTTTTCATGCTCCTCGCAGTAGGTGCGTTCGGTCAGGCGAGGGCATCCTGGGTAGCGGCAGGGCCGCTTGGGTTTTCGTGGCATGGCTTCTCCTTTCGGGCAAAAGAAAACCTCGCAAGGGGATTTCCTTACGAGGCTGCTTTATCCTAACTTTCTACACTATCATTTTACTATTTCTTGAGGTGCACTCAAGTGAAGTGAACTGCACATGACTGCACTTAACTGCACTCTTCGTTGATGACCCGGTCCAGCTCTTCAAGAGCGTAGCCGTGAAGGGAGTAAACCCAGCGGAGGGAATAGAACATGTTTAAAGAGATCTCTTCCCAGGACTCGTTCTTAAAGTAACGGGAGATTAAAACCGTCTGGTAGTCTGGTTCCTTGATCCTTCCAATGTAGTCCAGAGCCTCGGTCTTCCTTTCCGTCAGTTCATCCTCATCGCTTTTAATTTCTTCTTCTAAGCTCAGCATCTTCACGATGGTTTCTTCCAGGCGGGAAGAATCATGGTTTGAGGCCGTTGGCAGGTCAGAGAAAGCAGGGGAGCTGACGGAGCGGGCCAGGTCCTGCATGATCGTTAATCGCTCCTTCTTTGCCTTGATCCTGGCTTCCTCTCGGGACAGTCCCCTTAGATATTCTTTTGCATTCATAAGCATTCCTCCCTCAGCTTTTCAATTAAGTACTCCCCGTCGACTTTAGTGAGCGACTTAAACCAGGAAGAACGGAAGAAGCGTTCGTCTTCCTTGACCTTACCTTTGTTGATGTTGCTTGGACTATTCTTCATGCGCCTTAAATCCTGCCGGTAGTCTTTGACTGCCTGAAGGACGATTGCGTCTGCTAATTTCTGATATGGATCCATCATTTCACCTCCAGCTGCGCTTTCACCGCATCAATTAAGGCGGCCTGCGTCTTGTCTTTCCGTTTGAGAGACTCCATCACGTTTTCATCGATGGTGCCTCGCGTGATGATGTGGTGGATGACCACCGTATCTTTCTGGCCCTGCCGCCAGAGCCTGGCGTTGGTCTGCTGGTAAAGCTCTAAAGACCAGGTTAAGCCAAACCAGATCAGGGTCGATCCTCCTGCCTGAAGGTTCAGGCCGTGTCCTGCAGAAGCAGGGTGGAGGACAGCAAGAGAAATCTTGCCTTCATTCCAGTCGCGGATGTCTTCACTTGTCTTGATCTCACGAACAGGAAAACGTTTCCGGATCCTCTCTAAATCATGCTTAAACCAGTAAGCAATTAATACAGGCTTTCCGTTTGCGCTTTCAATCAGGTCCTCTAAAGCGTCGAGCTTCCGATCGTGGATCCGAACCGCTTTTCCATCGTCACTATAGACGGCCCCGTTTGCCATCTGAAGAAGTTTATTTGATAGGGATGCTGCGTTGACCGCATCGATTTCCTTATCCTTTAAGTTCACCACCATGTCCCTTTTCAAGTCGTCGTATAGCTTTTGCTCTTTTTCGTTTAAAGACACCTTGACTTTATTCATGAAGAGATCCGGCATCTTGAGATAATCACAAGCTTTCATGGAGATCGTGATGTCCGAAAGCTTTTTATAGATCGCATCTTCCGCGCCAGGAAGCGGCTTGTAGGAAAAGACAACTTGCGCGTTTCTTTTGTCTGGAAGAAAGTAGTTCCTCCGGTACTGGCCGATGTAACGCCCAAGCCTTTCTCCCATGTCAAGCAGCCTGAACTCTGCGAAAAGGTCCATCAGGCCGTTACTTGATGGCGTTCCGGTTAAGCCCACGATCCGTTTTACCTTTGGCCTCACCTTTAGAAGGCTCTTAAAGCGCTTGGACTGGTGGGATTTAAAGGAGGACAGCTCATCAAGCACAAGCATGTCGTAGTCAAAGGGAAGGCCGGACTTTTCCACGAGCCAGCTGACATTTTCCCGGTTGATGATGTAAAGGTCAGCTTTACTTTTCAGGGCTTTCTTCCGCTCGCTTTCCGGGCCAGTCGCTACGGAGTAGGTCAGGCCTTTCAGATGGTCCCACTTTTTGATTTCTTCCGGCCAGCTGCTGGTGCAGACGCGAAGAGGAGCAATGATTAAAGGCTTCCTTACTTCAAAGCGGTCAAACATCAGCTCCTGAATCGCGGTCAGTGTGATCACGGTCTTTCCAAGTCCGCAGCTAAGAAGGATCGCGGACACTGGATGATCGATGATGAACTTTGTGGAGTAGGCCTGGTATTTATGAGGATTGTATTTCATCTAAAATTCCTCCAATCTGTTCTGGCTGATCGATTAAGTAAACAGAAAAGCCAAGATCTTCAAGCTGGCGTTTTCTTTTTAGCTGAAGAGGCCGCATCTTCTTCCCGGGTGCTTTCAGCTCGACAAAGGCTATATTGCCTTCCGGCAGTAAAACGATCCGGTCTGGTACTCCGCTTAGGCCGGGAGAGATAAATTTCAGTGCTAGGCCTCCCATGCCTTTAACTTCCCGTCGCAGTTTCTCTTCGATTTCTTTTTCTTTCATATCGTCCTTTCCGCGTTCCAGTGATCCACTGATCCACTGATCCACGTTTTTCTCTATATATCGTATATATGTATATATATTCTATATACTCTATATTTATATATATTATTTTTAATAGAATATAGTGGAACAGTGGAACAGGATGTGCTGAAACACTTGTAATTACAAACTTCTGGCATGATCCAGTTTTGTTGTTCCGGTCTGGATCAGACTGGAATGGAACACGATCCAGTAATCCAGACCGGATTGCTTTTCACCCGATTAGAATTTATGGCTGGATGCGTTCAGATGGAAGGTAAACCCACTGCGAACCATAGAGTGGAAGGCGGATTTTCTTTTCATAAACGATCCACTTAGGCTAGGAGAGATAAACTTCAGCGCTAAGCCTCCCATGGTTTTTGTCTTCTTGCGAAGCCTCGCTTCGATTTCTTTTTCTTTCATATCGTCCTTTCTCTGTTCCAGTGTTCCACTAAATCCCCATTAATTTAGAAAAGGGTATATATGGTTATATATGTGTCCTATATGACCTATTTCTATGTTTTTTATTTTTAATAGAATATAGTGGAACAGTGGATCAGTAAGCGCTGAAACACTTGTAATTACTAACATCTAGCATGATCCAGTTTTGCTGTTCCGGTCTGGATCAGACTGGAATGGAACACGATTCAGTGATCCAGACCGGATTGTTTTTCGGCCGACTGGAACTTATGGACGAAGGCGTTCAGGTGGTATGTAAACCCACTGAGAGCCATAGAGTGGAATGCGGATTTTCTTTTCGAACCGATGCCAGCCGAGCTTCACCAGGATGGCCCGAATTTTTGCTCCTTCCGCGATGGTAAGGTCGGCCCGGTTCTTTCCAAAACACTCGCACCAAATCTCCATGTTGGAGACGCTGGTGCGCTCAATCGTCCCGGTGCGAAGATCTGCTCCAAACTCGCTTTCACCATTTAGGAAGTTCCTCCGCTCATACAGGGTCATGCGGTCCCATTCGGAAGGGAGCTTGGTCTGAAGGTAGGAGACTACAATGCCTTCCCGCTCATCCGACTCCATGGCTTTAAGCTGCTCTGTCTTCGCAACATCCTGAAGCTCTGGCTCAAGGTAGAGCTTTTCACCAGCTTTAGCATACTCTAAGGCCTCTGCCCAGATCTGCTTGATGTCTTCCTCCGTAAGGCCCCAAGGGTGCCTGGCTAAACTTCCTGGTGTCTTGACTGGCCAGAACCTTCTGTTTCCTGTGGTGTCCCGAAGATACCCAGTCTCTGCGTTGGTGGTGCCAAAGAACACGCACTGGCGTGGGTGAGGCGTTGTGCGGCGCCCGAAAGACGCCCGGTAAATGTCGTTCTGGCGGGATAAAAAGGAACGGAGCGTTTCCACTTCTGCTTTTCTTAAACCTGCCAGCTCTCCAATCTCTAAGATCCAGTAACCCTGGAGCTTTTCTGCTGCGGTCTTATCTCTCGTATCACTGAGGTTAAGAGAGTCCGAGAACCATTCACCGGCGAGCTTAGCGATCAGGGTTGACTTTCCAATTCCCTGAGGGCCGTTAAGGACCAGCATGGAGTCGAACTTACAGCCAGGATGCATAACCCGGCATACGGCAGCGCAGAGGGTCTTTCTGGTGACGGCCCGGACATAGGCATTGTCTTCTGCACCGAGGTAATCGATAAGAAGGGTGTCGACTCGCTTCACGCCATCCCATGCGGGAAGTGATGCAAGAAACTCGCGGATAGGGTGATAGGATCTGTCGTCCGCCACCCTTGCCAGAGCGATCTGGTAGAAGCGCTGTGAAAAGTTTCCATAGTGTTCATCCACGTAGCTTACAAGCTGGGCGTCGTCTGCATCTCTCCAGTACTTGGTCGGATGATTCCAGGGCACCTCTCCTTTTATTTCCAGACAGTCAAGCTGCTGGTTGTAGACAATGGCCTTAAGGTTCTCATCGTTCTGAAGAATCAGAGTCAGGTTACCAAGTTCGTTCTCAATATTTCCTCTCCTGTTTAAGGTGAGCTTTCCCATCCAGTCGTCTGAAGTGAATTCCTCCATGGCCTGCTCCCGGCGCTCTCCGGTGATCAGCTCCCTGACCTTTGCGTCACCACGGGCAAGATCAATCATTGCCTTGTAAGATGGAAGTTTTGTCACCGGAGTGTCATCTGAGCAAGTTTCATCAAGGTCTCTAAACTTATGGAGCCTGACTAAGTCAAAGGCATTAAGAAGCTTTCCGCATGCCGGGTCGGTGGCGTGGTGGGAGTAGGAGAACTTATGTTCATAAATTACGACGCCAGCAGAAGACTCGCCTTTGATGTAGTCATAGCGGCCATCGATGACCGATGGCGCGTAGACATCAGGCAGAAAAGTTTCTATCGCGTCTTCCACGTTGTAGGCCCGGCAGAAACAGCCAATCAAGCCGGGTTTCGTTAAAGGGTCTTCCGCTTTTCTTACTGCGGACCTTCTCACTTCCGACTGCCGGGAAGACACCGGCCAGGTGGATTCATCCCGCCAGTTGTCGTACCTGGAGAGGTAATCGTCCGGATCAAGCAGTACGCCATCGTGCTCCTTATAGAAAAACATCCCATTTGAAGAGGTGGACGGCCAGTACATCAGCCGGTGCGCCTCATAGGTTGAGTCGTCGAACAGGTCGATTCCGATTTCTTTAGCTGCCATACGTCCTACCGCCGGGTACTCAGTTTCCGATACCTCGCGGCTCAGCGGAATGATCATGCGAAGTCGCGGGTGCTCTGGGGTATGCTTATGCGTGGAGTAGGCGCAGAAAGCGTAGGGAAGATGCGATAAAACGCTTTCCCACACACCTGGCGTGCCAAAGTCCATGTCTAAGGCTAAGGCAGACCTACTGAGGACGTGTCCTTTCTTGCGCCGTCCAGCTTTCAGGTGGCCAAGAACATATCCTCCTTTGTCTTTAATTTCGGCCTGCTTTGCTTTTGGCATTTTCTTGTATTCTTCTACCGTTTCTGTTGTTTTGATGGTCTGGCTGACCCTTTTCTTGAAGTCTTCCCAGCTGATCTCGCTGTTCTTCCAGTGAAGCTCTTTTCTGCTGTTTCCAAAAGAGATTTTCATACTGCTGCCTCCTCAATCTGGTCCGTAAGAACCTTCGTGATAAATTTCAGGGCCTCTAAGATCGTGGATAGCTCAGAGTCTCCGCCAAGAATCAGTTCAAGCCCGCTATTTCCTTTAAAGTAGTTTCGAAGTGGGCGTACCGTGATGTCGGTACCCGCCATGTCCTCGATTCGGATGTAGGTCCTGCTGCCATGGCCGCTGTCTCCACCGCAGTAGCCGTTTGTCCCGGCTTCGACTGCGAGGATGTTCGCATCGAAAATCTCCCGTTTCCAGGTCTCTATTTCTTTTCCCTTGACCTGCCTTGTGTCTATTCTTGTTTCGTACATGTAAACGCCTCCGTCCTGCGAAATCTTCTGATTGGAATTTCCCTTTTTATGGCCTCTGTTGCTTCAAGAAGCATGCCGGATGTAACTTTGCTTCCAAAGATCCAAAGTTCATCACACTTTGCTAGAATTTCCTTATTCATCGAAAGAGCAAGGCTCCGCTCGTCCGGATCATCATCATCCATAAACTGAGGAAACAGCAGATGGGGAGCAAGGGGAATCCCGCCTAGTTTCAAAGCGAACCTGCAGTAAGACCTGGCGAGATCTTGGTTTCTTTCCACATCGCCAGAGTAGGGGCTGCAGATAAAGATAAGTGGTCTTTCCATGACTTCACCTCCTGTAAAGTACTTGTGAGATAACTTCTACAGGTATTCCGTCAAAAGAAATGGGCAAGATCCGTACTCTCATTAAAAATTTCGTACGTGTTTTTTCAGCTCCGGGTCCTGCTTGAGTTTCTCGTAGATCCTCTTGACTTTTCTCTGGATGACCCGCTCGTTTCTGCTTTTCATCCTTGCGTAGTTTGCGGCGGAGTGGTGCTCCAGGATCACATACTGGAAGATCTCCTGGTCTTCCTTACTAAGCGTACTTACGATCTCAAGGATCCGGTCAAAGGCAGAGCCCTGAGTTTCGCTTAGATTCCAAAGGTCAAAAAGGGCGGAGGACTTGTCGCTGCAGCCTTCTTCTTCATCGGAGGACAGGATCCGGTCTAAGGAATCAGTCCAGTTCTTTGGGAAGGCTTCCTTTGCGGCATCTTCAACATATTCAGAAGATGGGGCGTAGCCGTGATCACGCATGAAGTTTTGGGTGAACGCTTCTTTCCATCCTTCAATTTTTCTTTTTTCTTGATCGCTGCGAATTGGCCTTCTTGCTTTTAAGTTGTAATACACTTCTGAATCCTCGATCGAGTAGAGGGCTTTGATGTCTTCTTCTTTGACTCCGTCCTGGCCTGGGATGATTTCGAATTCTTCGATGAAATCAACATTTCTTCCGTCATGCTGCTCACGCATCGGAAATTTGTATGTATAGGAATAACGCTTTCTCTGGTCCGTTTTCTTCAGTTGATCAGACTTATTTTCTGCATGGACATATACTTGTTTACGTTTCATAGTGTTTCCTCCAGTCCATCCCGAACCGAAAGAAACATGGCAAAAAGAGCATGGCAGGCCTCTTCGGAACGAGATATTCGTTTCGATACGGCCAGCCATGCTCGTAGGCTGGGTTTGTTTAGTTTTCTTCTCACCTCTGCTCGAGCCACCTCTGCATGCCTGGGTGAACAGGGGTAAGAAAGAGGCTTTTACCGTCATCCTCAGGACAAAAATAAAAAAAACGGCAGGCAGTTATCTTTTGCAAAAGGAAAACTTCCTATTGCTTTTGATATCTGTCTGCCGGATTCTTCACGGTGCTCTGCGCTGTTGCGCTGCCGAGTTCAATACTTCGTGCAAACTTATGCTGCAGATTAGCTCTTCGCGGTTCTCTGCCGGGTTCAGCTCATATACTGCAAGCAATTATTTATTTTTTCAGATGGGCGGGTGATTTGCTGGAATGCCTTAGAATCTCAACCGTTACTTTTCCATCCATGACTTCATAGTTAAGTAGGGCCCCGCATTTCGGGCAGGACGTTTCAGTGTTTGTCCCGTCGCCGGAACGCCCCAGCTTATACCCGCATTCGGGGCAGGTGGTGAAGAGCTTCATTGTGATCAATCCCCCAATCTGTTCAATTTATGTTTTTTAACACATTTACGGCTATGCCCTGGATAATGCAGTGCTCAACATAGATGTCATTCATCTCCTTATTTTCTGGATGAAGGCGGATGAGCTTTTTCTTAGGCTCCGGATAAAAACGTTTTAAGGTTGCATCTTCATCGATCAGAGCAACAACAATCTGTCCAGGCTCTGCTGCGTTTTGCTTTTTGATGAGAACAAGATCGCCGTTATTGATTCCAGCATCAATCATTGAATTGCCTTTTGCGTGAAGCAGAAAGAAATCGCCTTTGCCGAAAAGGGAAACCGGTAAGGGGATATATTTTTCGATATTGCCTTCAGCGTACTTCGGGATGCCGCAGGCAATGCTTCCAAGAAGCGGGACTAACACAGTGGACTCTTTTTCTTCTTTCATTTTCGGTGTTATGATTCCCCGATGTCCTTTATATTCGATCTTGCCTTCTTTGCGAAGGTCCTGCAGGTAGCGGGAGACCGTAGCAGTAGAAACACCTGTTCCTGCTGCGATGATCCGGTTTGTTGGAGAAACTCCATGCTCTTCCCGGTAGTCATCGATGAAGGAAAGTAAGGTTTTGTAGTACTCCTGGCTCTTTAACTTCAACTCTTGTCCTCCTTTCTTAGCGTAAGAATAAGTACCTTGCATCTACTATTATACGAACAAACGTTCAGTCGTCAATATGGTAATTTTGCTATTCGGAAAACTGTCACTTTTTCCTTACACTTGAGAAGATGTTGGTAGATGGGCAGAAAAGGGTAGAAGAGGATGCTTGAAAATCCGGTCTTTATATAGTCCGCAAAATAGCAGAACATTGTCGTGAAATTGCGACAGTTTATGTTTGCGGGCTCAGCTTTATGCTGATATACTATTATTTATTGAGTATGCATAAGAAACCGGAGGAGCCCAGATGCCAAACGGGAACAGACAGAAAATCAAGCTGCTGAAGCTCATGGAGATGCTTTACCAACAGACCGATGAAGAGCATCCGCTTTCGACCAGCCAGTTAATGAAAAGACTGAATGATCTTGGAATTAGCTGTGACCGCAGGACCCTTGGTAACGACATCGCGACCCTGAACGAGTACGGCTACGAGGTCTTAAGCTGCTACGTGGGCCACGAGAAGGGCTACTACGTCGTCGACCGGACCTTTACCGTCCCGGAGCTGAAGATCCTGATCGATGCGGTCCAGGCCGCAGGCTTCATCACAGAGAAGAAGACAAAAGAATTCGTGGACAAGATCGCAAGTCTTGGAGGAAGCCACCGAGCCGAGATTCTGAAAGGCAATATGGTCTGCTTCAACACAACGAAGCATTCCAACGAAGAGATCTACTACAACATCTCCGAACTCGAAAATGCGCTTCTTCATAAGAAGAAAGCCTCCTTCTATTACTTCGACCGGGACGAAAAGGGGCAGAAAGTCTACCGGCAGAACAAAGAGCGCTACATCGAAAATCCGATGGCTCTGATTTACAACAACGATCGCTATTACCTGATGTGCTATTCCTTCAAACATAACGGGATCTGCAACTATCGGATCGACCGGATGGAGCACGTCAACACAGAAAATGAAGACGTCACTCCGGAAGCCATCATGGATGCATCGGGCATCGGAGAATACACCGAGCAGGTCTTCAAGATGTACGGCGGCAAGGCCGAAGACATCGTCCTGGAGTTTGACGACAAGCTGATCGGCGTGGTGCAGGATAAATTCGGAGAAGGCACCAAAATGATCCGGACAGCCCCGGGCAAATGCACAGCCTCGATCAAGGTGCAGATCTCACCGACCTTCTGGGGCTGGCTCTTTCAGTTCGTTGGGCAGATGAAGATCCTGTCACCGGAAAGCTTGATGGAAGAGTACCGGCAGCGGGCGAAGATGGTGATGGAATAGGAAAGGAAATACAAGCGAATGCTTGAGATAGATATCATAGAACAGAATATTGCAGACATCAGCTTGGACCTTCTGAAAATTCTCCTCACTGATAAAACGACGAGAAAATATATCCGATGGGGAAGCGATAATTATACCAAGTATGGTTCTGAGTACAGCGCAAATCAAGAGATAAGGCCGGAACTCATTATCGGGGATCGAAGTACAGTGATTCAGCCCCGCGTTTCTAAGAAAGAAGAGGAGCAGACAAAGCGAACCAGAGATAAAGCGGAAGTCTTCACACCGTCCTGGGTCTGTAACGAGCAGAATAATTTAGTCGATGAAGCATGGTTTGGAAGACAGGATGTATTTAATACGGCTGGAGACAAGTGTTGGACTACACATTTAGAGAAAATAGAGTTTTCCGGAGAGAAAACTTGGATGAGTTACGTCGATGCCAGGCGAATGGAAGTCAGCTGCGGTGAGGCACCGTACTTAGTCAGCCGTTATGATACGGTTACTGGTGAAATAATTCCGTTACACGATCGCATTGGCATTTTGGACAGGAAGATCAGGATCGTAAATGAAAATGCTTCTACCGATGATGAGTGGAAGAAGTGGGCAGAAAGAGCATTTCAGAGCTGCTACGGATATGATTTCCAGGGTGATAATGTATTACTTGCACGGGAGAATTTATTGTATTCCTACCAGGAATATTATGAAGACAGATTCGGGCAAACACCTGCTGTGCAAGAGTTAAAGAAGATTGCGCAGATAGCTGCCTGGAATATCTGGCAGATGAACGGACTTACCTTGACCGCACCGTATAGTCTGGCTCCTCCGGTGCAGAAACAGATGTCTTTGTTTGATGTACTCGGACAGGATGATAATGACGAGAGTGAAAAAGAAAATAACGAACTGCCATGTAAAATCTTCGACTGGCGTTCGAAAGAGAGTTTAGAGTTTAGATCACTAGTAAATAGAGGGTAGATTGATGGATACAAGATTTAAAGAAGCCTTCGACTACAAAGTAATTTACGTATTTACAATCCTGGATGAGGCACATAAGGGATTGCTTAAAATCGGCGATGCAACAGTAGAAACGGAAAGTCCTATCGACAAACTTCCGCCAAACTGTCATGAATTGAATCAGGCAGCCCTGAAAAGAATCCGTTCCTATACAAACACGGCTGGATTGAATCCGAAACTCCTTCATACAGAACTTGCAGTCCGCCAGAAGAAAAATAAAGATGGAAGCGTTGTAAATGAAGCCTTTCGCGATCATCAGGTTCATGACGTATTAAAAAATTCGGGAATCAGAAATGTCAAATTCGACGGATCAACAGGCCAGGAATGGTATAAGATTGATCTCGAAACAGCGAAAAAAGCGATTGAGGCGGTTAAGAATTACTATGCAAATTTAAGCAATAGCTCTTCATCAGCATCAACACATACTCCGATTGTTTTCCGCCCGGAACAGGAGGACTGCATCAAAAAGGCCGTAAAGCATTTTAAAAAGGCAGATCGTTTCCTTGTCAATGCTAAAATGCGTTATGGCAAGACACTGGTCTCTCTTGAGATCGTTAAAGAATGCAAATTCAATAAAACTATTATCATGACCCATCGACCGGTAGTAAATGCCGGCTGGTATGAAGACTTCACGAAAATTTTCTACGATGAGAATGACATTATTTACGGATCTAAGGATAATGGCTATACAGTAGAAAAACTGCTTAATACAGGAAAACGCTTTATCTATTTTGCGTCGATTCAGGATCTTCGAGGATCATCGGAAGTTGGTGGAAAGTTCAACAAAAACGATGCCGTTTTCAGTACGCACTGGGACTGCGTGATTGTTGATGAGGCGCATGAAGGCACGACAACAGCACTTGGAGAAGAAACCGTCAAGGCAGTCGTAAAAGAAGGCTCCGGGACGAAATTCCTTGCGCTGTCCGGTACGCCGTTTAATATTCTGACTGATTATGATGAGAACTCCATTTATACCTGGGACTACATCATGGAGCAGGAATGCAAGTATGGATGGGACGACAAACATTTCGGTGATCACAATCCGTATGACGACCTGCCTGAGCTGCGTATTTACACGTATTCTCTAGGGGATATTCTCCACAACAGCAACTATATCACATACGAGGATAAGGCCTTCAATTTCAGAGAGTTTTTCCGCACATTTACAGGTGACTATAAAGCGGACTACGCGGATATGCCAGAGGGCGCTGAAGTAGGCGATTTTGTACATGAAGCTGACGTTTGGTCGTTCCTTAATCTGATGACAAAAGAAGACGAGCAGAGTGGATACCCGTATTCGAATGAAGAGTACAGAAACATCTTTAAGCATTCTTTGTGGATGGTTCCAGGCGTTAGAGAGGCTCGTGCGTTGAAGAAACTGATGCTGAAGCATCCTGTTTTCGGAAGCGGTCAGTTTGATATCGTTAATGTTGCCGGAAATGGAGATCAGGACGAAGAATCAGAAGATGCGCTCAAAAAGGTGAAAAATGCTATCCGTTCTGCCAAGAAGTCCGGAACTTATACCATCACGTTGTCTTGCGGAAAGTTAACGACTGGTGTTACCGTCAAGGACTGGACGGCGGTATTCATGCTTGCTGGATCCTATTCGACTTCGGCTGCGAATTATCTGCAGACGATTTTTCGCGTGCAGTCTCCTTGCAGCGACAATGGTAAGGTGAAGGATAGGGCATATGTGTTTGATTTTGCGCCAGATAGAACGCTGAAGATGATTTCAAGCGCTGTACAGGTATCTTCTAAGGCCGGGAAGACAAAAGAAAGCGACAGGAGAATAATGGGTAAGTTCCTGAACTATTGTCCTGTTATCTCCGTCTCTGGATCACAGATGCATGAATACAGCACCAACAGACTTCTTCAGCAGCTGAAGCGTGCATATGCTGACAAAGTAGTTAGAAATGGCTTTGACGATTCAAAATTATATAACGATGAGCTTTTCAAATTAGATAAAGTTGATATTGAAAAGTTTGATAAATTAAAGGGAATCATCGGGACCTCAAAGGCAGCACCAAAAGCCAACGATATTACTGTTAATGACCAGGGATTAACAGATGAAGAGTATGAAGAACAAGAGAAATTAAAGAAGAAAAAGAAAAAGGACTTAACACCTGAAGAAAAGGCACGTCTTGAGGAACTGAACAAAAAGAAGAAAGTACGCAGTGATGCGATCAGTATTTTGCGTGGTATCTCTATTAGAATGCCGCTTCTCATTTATGGTGCAGATATTCCATATGACGAAGAGGTAACACTTGATAAATTAGTTGATATCGTAGATGATTCATCTTGGGAAGAATTTATGCCAAATGGTATTACCAAGCGTGTGTTTAAAGACTTCCAGAAATATTACGATGAAGAGGTGTTCATTGCTGCGGGAAGAAGAATCAGAAATATTTCCAGAGAAGCAGATACCTTGGAGCCGACCGAGAGAGTAAAGAAGATCGCCGGCCTCTTCAGCTACTTTAAGAATCCGGATAAGGAAACCGTACTTACGCCATGGCGTGTTGTAAACATGCACATGTCTGACTGTCTCGGCGGCTGGTGTTTTTACGATGAGAGCTTTGAAGAAGATAAAAAGCTGGATGAGCCACGTTTCGTAGATCGAGGTCAGGTCACAGCTGATGTATTTGGCAAGCTGGATACGCGGATCCTGGAGATAAATTCTAAGACTGGACTATATCCGCTATATGTCACTTACAGTGCATATCGCAGACGGCTAAGGGAACTCGGGAACAAAGAGCTGAATGTTCAAGAATTGCAGAAGATATGGCTGGACACTGTAAGGGAGAATATATTTGTTATCTGTAAGACGCCGATGGCGAAAGCTATCACAAAGAGAACGTTGGTAGGGTACGCTGATGCTGTAATCAATGCGCATTACTTTGATGACTTGATTAATACGATGAAAAATAAGCCACAGCAGTTTGTTAAGCGCGTGTTAAAAGAAAGCTATTGGAAAAAAGGTATTGATGAGATGAATTTTGATGCTATTGTAGGAAATCCGCCATATCAGAATATGGATGGCGGAAATAAATCGAGTGCTTCGCCAATTTATCATTATTTTATTGAGCAGGCAAAGTCAATAAATCCACATTATCTTTCTATGATTGTTCCAGCAAAATGGTATTCGGGTGGCAAGGGACTGGATGCATTTAGAAAAGAAATGTTAAGCGACAGACGAATCGTAAAAATCTTTGATTTTAGCAATAGCTTGGATGTCTTCAACAATGTAGATATTGCAGGTGGAATATGCTATTTTTTGTGGGATAATGCTTATAATGGAAAATGTTTGTTTACAAACCATAGCGCAATTGGAACTACAAGCATTCAAAAATATTTGGATGAATATGATGTGCTGATCAGATACCCTCTGGCGGATTCAATTATCAGGAAAATATTAAATAAAAATGAGAGCAAACTTTCTGAAGTTGTATCTAGCAGAAAACCATTTGGACTTGCTACCAATGTCAAACCGCAACAAGAAGGGGATCTTACGCTGAGATATACAGGTGGAACTGGACCTTATAGGAGAGCAGATGTAAAGGTGGGAATCGACATAATCGATAAATGGAAGGTAATGATTTCCTATTTAAGTGCGGAACACGCTGGCCAGCCTGATAAAAATGGTCAATTTAAGGTATTATCTACGACAGAACTATTACCACCAAAATATATTTGTACGGAAACGTACTTGATAGCTGGGTACTTTGATACGGAAAATGAAGCTGTCAATTACTATGATTATTTAAAAACGAAATTTGTTAGATTCCTTATAGGACAAGTTGCGGTATCTCAGCATATAACAAAGAATTCGTTTATGTTTGTTCCGAGCCAGGATTTTAGCAAGGAATGGAATGATGAACAATTATTTGAAAAGTATGGGTTGAGTAACAATGAAATCCATTTCATTGATTCAATGATAAAGCCTATGGATTAAGGTGGAGAATGATTACTATGAAAGCAGACATTATCACTATAACTAATTTATTGTGGTGGTCGAGTCCTTTGATTTACTGGGGATGAAGGACATTCAACGTGATAATGAAATTTGCTTAGTTGCTTTTTAAAAATAATTTGAGAAAGAGAGTTAGGCAGGATCAAATGAAAGGTTCAGAAGCGAAGTTATTAAACTTTATGGAAGGTGCAAATTACAGATACGTCATTCCAGTTTATCAGAGAAAGTATGATTGGAAAAGAGACAACTGCGAACAGCTCTATGACGATTTAAAGAGCGTCATTCGGGATCATAGAGACAGCCATTTTTTCGGAAGTATTGTTTCACAGGTGATACCAGAAGGTGCCAATATTCATTATCAGATTATTGATGGTCAGCAGCGTTTGACAACGGTTACGTTGCTCCTTCTGGCAATGAGTAATCTTATCCGAGACAAGAAAATCAAGTCTGAGGAGCATAAACTTGATGAACAGATCATGCAGCGTTTTCTTATTGCCCCTTGGGCAGCGGAAGAGGACAAAATAAAACTTCGGCCCGTAAGAGAAGATCGGGAAGCATTAAAAAAGTTATTCGGACAAGAGGAGGATTTTGATCGAAGTTCCAACCTCACCATAAATTACTATTATTTCTGTGAACAGCTTCTTCGGGAAGAAGTCAGTGTGGACGATTTATATGCGGCAATCGGAAAGCTTGAAATCATCAGTATTCTGCTTGAGCATGGTGATAATCCACAGCTTATTTTTGAAAGTCTGAACTCGACCGGCCTGGCTCTCACCGAAGGAGATAAAATAAGAAACTATATTCTGATGGGATTAACACCAAAGGAACAGACTCAATATTATGATAAGTACTGGACTAAAATTGAGAAGTGCACGCAGAATAACGTCAGTGGATTTGTTCGAGATTATCTGAGTATAAAGCAGCAGGTTACGCCAACCATAAGTAATGTTTATCATGCGTTTAAGAAATATGCTGAAGAGGCGAATTTGCAGGTTGAAGATCTCCTCGCAAGCCTTTTGGAATATGCTCGTTATTATGAAAAGCTACTTACTGGTAACAGTGGGTTAAATAACCAGGAACTGGATGACTGCCTGTATCGCTTAAACCGATTAGAAGTGGGTGTAACTCGTCCATTCTTTATGGAAGTCCTGAGGCTTAACCATGAGGGGAAGTTGTCCGTGGATGATGTGCTGCAGGTTTTCCTTATCACGGAGAACTACTTATTCCGTAGAAATATCTGTGATGTTCCGACGAATGCCTTAAATAAGGTGTTCTTGAACTTGAACAGAGATATCCTTCGCTACGATAACACGGTTAATGATTACGTCGATAAATTTGTGTACGCGTTACTTACGAAAAAAGAAAGCGGCAGATTCCCGCGTGATGATGAGTTTTCGATGGCACTTTCTGAGAAGCAGGTATATCAGATGCGTGGAAAATATAAAGTTTACCTGTTCGAGCGTTTTGAAAACTACGGTACGATTGAAACCAAGGATGTTTATAAACATTTAGATCAGAACGATTATTCAATTGAGCATATTATGCCGCAGCATCTCACTCCAGCATGGATTGAAAGTCTTGGCCCAGATTATGAGACAATACACGAAACATGGCTTCACCGACTGGCAAATCTTACTTTGACTGGATATAATCCGAGCCTCAGCAATAATACTTTTATTGAAAAGAGAGATGCCAAAGTTGGCGGATATAAAAACAGTGGACTGCGCATGACCCAGAAAATTGCGGCTAAGGATTCTTGGGGGCTTCCTGAATTAGAAGAACGAAATAAGAGAATGGTGAATTATGCTACGAAAGAAATCTGGAAATGCCCAGCAACTGCATTCCGGCCAGCAATAAAAGAATTTGATTCTTGTACATTGGAAGATGAGAATTATGACTTAACTGGAAGGGATATTATTAAATACAGTTATCAGAACATGGAGCAGCCGGTAGCCAGCTGGGCAGATATGCTTGAGCATGTACTGAAGTTTCTGCATCAGAAGGACAAATCTGTTCTTGTGAGCATAGCCTATAACCAGAATTCGGCGTCGGATCTCGCAGCTTATGTCAGCACTGATCCAAAGAAATTACGCAGTGCAATAAAGGTAGATGAAGAACTCTATTTTGAAAAGGGAACCAGTACTTCGCTCAAAATTTCTATCCTCCGCAGATTATTTGCACTCTACAATGCTGACCCAATGGATTTGGTGTTCTATCTGCGTGATGTTCAGCAAGAGAAGGTATCGGATGAGTCGAGGTATGAATTAAGAAAGAGGTATTGGGCTTACGCGTTGCCGGAGATCCAAAAAAAGAATGCTCATCGGGGAACATTTACAAATTGCGCATTAACCTCTTCAAACACGGTTTCTGGATATTTTGGACTTTCGGGATTTAGTATTCACTGTGTTGCGAATTATGATAAAGCACGCATTGATATGTATCTGGGAAATGGAAGCAAGGAAAAGAATAAAAAGGCATTTGACTTATTACAGAACCATAAGTCGGAAATCGAGAGTAACTTAGGAACGGCTCTCAACTGGGAACGTTCTAATGATACTAAAGGATCTTGGATTTCATATTCTTTGAAAGATGTCAGCATTACGAACGAAGCTGACTGGACCAGGATGGCGAAGTTTCAGGCAGAGTGGAGCGATAAGTTTGGCAATGCGATGATTCCTATCCTTGAGGAGAACTTCAGCGACGAGACTGAGGATGAAAGAAATAAAAGGAAACGCATAGCTGTAGTCACAGGGTATATTCATGAATGGGGCTTGAAGAAGACCGAGTCTGGAGAAATCGACTTTGATCTTGCCAAGAGCAATCAGGCCTATTCTCGTTTCAGGACAAAAGAAATGTCTGCTCTGCTTCCGGATGTGGAAGGTGCGCTAAGCGACTGGAATGTGCTGAATCATTACTTTTATGAAATCCGCAATACGACAGGGGAAAGCCTGTATATTCAGTTAGCCTTTAATTCAAAGAATCTTCCTGAGGATCAGAGGGAAATCTGCGAACGCATTTGTGATATAGAATCCACGAAATATAAGAAGAATTGGGATTGGCTGCTCCCGTTACGTACCGGCACTGAGACCTTTGGTATTGACGCAGAGGAGGAAGCTGTATTTGAATCACTGGATAAACTGCAGGAAGAGATTCTTGAGAAGCAGAATGATCTGCTAAAGCGATTGGAAGAAAGCAGATAAAGAATCGTTCAGGGACGATAATTAAAATTGGGATAAATATTTTCATGAAAACCGAGAGGAACGAAGTATCAGAAGATGAGTAATTTATCAAGAATGCAGGGATCACCCTGGCACGTAGAACGTATGGAACGAGGTGACGGTGACGAGAGGAGGCACCGCAGCAGGTGCATTTATTTTCATAAGAGAGGAAAGCATTGCATTTATTATAATGGCCAATGCTATGGATCAGCGCATTGCAATTATTACAAGGAAGGAAATCATAAAAATAAAGAATTCGCAGATTCACTTCGAAAGAAAACTGAGAAAGTACATAATAACAATTGGCCAGGATCAGGAACAACAAATTATGAGATGGTCGGAGTATATACGGAAACGGCCAGAAATCCAATTGTCACAAAGAATAGCAAGGTTACGCTGCGGACAGGGGAGCAAGAAGAATTTACTATCATTATTGTTGAGGACGGTCGGGGCGATCCGTTCTCTAATCCGATGAAAGTTTCTGAATCCGCTGCACTGGGCAGGGCGTTAATGAGACATAAAGAAGGTGACACTGTTCAAGTAATAATGAATGACGAAGTCGTAAAATACAAGATAGTAAGTATAGGATAAACTTATTAACGATTAACCATACCTTTTAACGTTTACCACACCATTTAACGATTACAGATAGGAGGGTGTGCACTGTGACAAGATCAACTACAGTTCAAAACGGTGCATATCCTCTATATGCAAATCGCGGAGCGTCTGATGGCGGAGCTGAAGGGCCGGAAAGCCGTTATTTCAAGACATTCAGTGGTATTGTGCTGAGCGAGGCAATGAAGAGGCATGGTATCAAATTCGACGTCTTTATAGATCCATGTATGGGTTCAGCACACTTCGGGGTCTACGCTTTTGACGTGCTCATGAAAATTTACACGGAATACGGCTATACAGAGCGAGAAGCAGCTGCCTCCATTGTGCAGAATAATTTGTTTGGACTCGATATTGATGAGCGTGCTGCACAGCTTGCCAGCTTTGCCATTATGATGAAGGCTATGCAGTATGACAAGCGGTTCCTGAAGCGTGACATTCAGCCGCATTTTTACGAGATAAAGGAAAGTAATCATGTTAATTCCTTTACCATTGATTCCTTTACCAATGGGAACGACAAGCTCAAGAAGGATATCCAGTCGATTATCGAGGAAACACGGGATGCCAAGGAATACGGCTCTATCATTCAGATAAAGCCTGTAGATTTTGGCGCACTTTTTGCGCGATTTGAAGAGATCGAAGGAGATGTCAATCTCTATAAAGATATGGCATTGGATACACTTCTGCCGCTTGTACGAGAAGCAAAGATTCTGTCCGACAAATATGCAGTGGTAGCTACGAATCCGCCGTACCTCAATAAGTTTGACGCGAAGCTGAAGAAGTATATCGTGGACAACTACGCCGATTACAAGGGTGACCTGTTCAGTGTGTTCGTTTACAGAAATTTTGGATTCTGCGAGGAGAATGGATATTCCGGATTCATGACGCCTATGGTCTGGATGTTCATAAAGACATATGAGCCTTTACGGAATTATGTGCTGAAGAATAAAGCAATCACAACGCTGATCCAGTTTGAATACTCAGCGTTTGAGGAAGCGACAGTGCCTATCTGCTCGTTTGTGCTGAAGAATGGAAAAACTGAGAGCAAGGGAGAGTATTTCCGCCTGTTCGATTTTACGGGCGGCATGGAAGTACAGCGTAAAAAGGTAAAGGAAGCATTAGCAAATCCGGATTGCGGCTACTTCTACGAATCCACCCAGTCCAACTTCTCCAAAATTCCCGGCAGCCCGGTGGCGTATTGGGCGAGTGAACAAATGTTGAAGGATTTTGAAATAGGAACGCCTTTAGAAAAAATCGCCTATCCTCGACAAGGCATGGCAACAACAAATAACAATAAGTTCTTGAGATTATGGTTTGAGCTCATAGCGGGAAATATAGGATTTAATCTTCATGATGAACGCGACACCTATGATGGATTTAAGTGGTTTCCTTATAACAAAGGCGGAGACTTTAGAAAATGGTATGGTAACAACGACTATGTAGTCAATTTCAAAAATGGCGGAAGGGAAGTCTGCGATTATATAGATGCGCATTCAGCTGTTAATCATACTGGACGAGTTATTAATAGAGATAGGTACTTTAAGCCAAGTGTCACATGGTCAAAAATATCAAGTGGCAATATTGCATTTAGGTATAAGCCGAATGGCTTCATATTTGACGTCGCAGGCACATCAATTTTTGGAAATGATAAAACTCTAAAATGGATAGAAGGTTTTTTGAATTCAAACACTACGCGTAGAATATTATCTATGTTATCACCAACATTAAATTTTGAAGTTGGTCATATATGTTCAATACCGGTGATAGAAACTTACGATGATAAAACTATAGATCTTGTAAATGAAAATATACATTTAAGCCAATTTGACTGGGACTCCTTCGAAACCTCCTGGGACTTTCAGCGACATCCACTTATCCGCAGCACAACGACGATCAAAGAAGCTTTCTCTCAGTGGCAGCAGGAATGCGACGAGCGTTTCAATCAGCTGAAAAGTAACGAGGAAGAACTGAACCGTATCTTCATCGACATCTACGGCTTGCAGGATGAATTGACACCGGAGGAAGAGGAAAAGGATGTGACTGTCCGCAAAGCTGACCTCGAACGGGACATCCGTTCGTTTGTCTCCTATGCTGTTGGCTGTATGTTTGGTAGGTATTCTCTTGATGTAGACGGTCTCGCCTATGCGGGCGGCGATTGGGACAGCTCGAAATACAAAACATTCATTCCAGATAAGGATGCCATTATCCCGATTACTGATGACGAATATTTCACAGATGATATTGTCGGTTGCTTCGTGGAATTTGTGAAGGATGTTTATGGCGCTGACACGCTGGAAGAAAATCTGAAGTTCATTGCGGATGCGTTGGGTGAGAAAGGCGCTACATCACGGGAGGTCATTCGGAATTATTTCATAAAGGATTTTTACAAGGATCACTGCAAGACCTACCAGAAACGTCCGATTTACTGGCTCTTCGATTCCGGCAAGAAGAACGGATTCAGGTGTCTAATATACATGCACCGCTATCAGCCGGATACTATCGCCCGCATTCGAACTGACTATGTACATGAACAGCAGGCGCGCTATCGCACGGCAATTTCCGGTCTTGAGCGCCAGATTAACGGTGCTTCGACATCAGAGCGGATTCGTCTGAATAAGCAGCTCAAAAAGCTTCGTGATCAGGCGGAGGAAACTCGTCTATACGAGGAAAAGATACACCATCTTGCGGATCAGATGATCTCGATTGATTTGGATGATGGCGTGAAGCACAACTACGCAATATTCCAGGATGTTCTGGCGAAGATTAAGTAAAGGAGGCTCTGCTTATGGCTTTGCCTGATTCAGATAAAGTAATACAGGAATTAAACCGCCGGTTCGCCGCGCCGCTTCCGGAGTTCTATCAGCGCCGGATCATTTTCTGGTACGACGAGGATCGGGATTTTGAGGAAAAGGTTCAGAACGGAGAAATCGAACTGGCGGACTCAAAGCTCATCGAGCTGAATGAGACAAATAATTTTGAAGTAAAGAAGCTTTTGACGCATGACGACAGGACGAGCAATTTCTGTGTCTATTGCCCGGTCACATATCCAGATGAAAAGAACTGGCTTCTGCCGGTTCAGCTTTACAGCGAGGAATTCCGTGCGGATCTTGTTTCCATCTGGCTTGAGGAGATGGGCATAGAGAACACGGCGAACCTGCGTAAGACGGTGAAGGACTATCGTCCGTTTTTCAAGACGAAGGCTCACCGAACGAAGGTGGCAAATCTCAATCAGAAGATTACTGCGCCTGTACATCTTCATAAGGCTGTGATTGCGGTTCTCTGCGGTGTGAAAGATACCGGCCCGAATCTTTTGATCCGGACAGTGCTCCGTGCTGGAACCAATCAGGAACAGAATGGCATCTATCAGTCGCTCGTGAAGTATGGAGCGGACTCTGTCTTCTGGCAGATGGTCGCACAGGTGACCGGATATCGGGAAGAAACGCCAGATCTCGGCATGCTTTCATGTCATATTCTGATGACAGCCGCTACGCGTACTATGCGCATGGATAATCTGGTCGGACTGGATAGCTTCATTTCCATTCCGCACCAGAGCTATTGCTATGACTTTATGTCGGAGTGGATGCATTCGGATGAGGTGCAGGAACTTTACGGCATCGCGAGAGAAACAGAGGACGAGCTGCGTCTTCCGGCAAGATTCAGCCAGCTTCCGATTGAAGAACTGGTCGGAACCGAGATCTTCCCGTGCATCGACGAATGCATCTTGAAAAAGCTGATGACAGATATCATCGACCATACGATCAACGTAGATGTCATCGAGCAGACTGTGGGACAACGAAGGACGATGCTCTGGTATGAGCGGGTCCAGAATTTCTACGAGGGTGTTCTGGAAGTTGCGCATATGCAGCAGTTCTATCTGGATCATGCAGCAGGGTTCCATACGGTGGAGCCGCACAAGGCCTGGAAGGAATACACGACGGATTATTACAAGATGGACACTTATTACAGACTGTTCCATGTTGCATTCGGAGAATCTTTGAATTCATCGAATCCGCTGCTTGATGATCTGTTCAAGCATGTGGCGGACAATGTGGAAGGGCTGTACGCAAACTGGTACTTGGACAATCTCGGCTCCAACTGGGCGAATGCGGCAGCAGATAACCTGAAGGAATACGGCAGGATTCTGGAAGTTCCGCAGCAGCGGGATTTCTATAGAACCTATGTACAGAATGCAGACACGCGTGTCTTCGTGATCATCTCTGATGCAATGCGCTATGAGGTGGCCGCTACACTTTCAGAGGAATTGCGCCGGGAAACGCAGGCGGAAGTGAAGCTTTCATCCTGTGAAGGAATCTTCCCGACCGTGACGAAGTTTGGCATGACTGCGCTTTTGCCGCACAAGGAACTAAAGGCAGAATTGAAGTCAAACGGCGTCGTGGGTGTTCTGGCGGATGGTCAGCCGACGGATGCGCAGTACCGGGATGGAATCCTTAAAAAAGCAAATCCGGCAAGTGTGGCACTTAAGTACAAGTATCTCATTAAGATGAAACACGCCGAACGCAGTGCGTTGGTGAAGGGTATGGAGGTCGTGTATATCTATCACGATAAGATCGATGAGACGAGTCATACCGATGAAGCACTTGTTTTCGATTCCTGTAGTGACGCGATTTCCGAGCTCAAGAACATGGTGCGGATCATCGTGAATGAGTTCAGCGGGACGAGAATATACATCACTTCTGACCACGGATTTATCTATACCTATAAGCCGCTGACAGAGGATGCAAAGGTAGATAAGACGCCATCCTCAGCCGATGATATAGAAGTCGATCGCCGCTATCTCATCACGAAGAAGGGCGCGAAGCCGGAATATCTGCTTCCGGTGAAGTTCCTCGATGGCACGCAGTATGACGCTTTTGTGCCGATCGGGAATACGCGGATCAAGAAGAAAGGCGGCGGTCTGAATTTCGTGCATGGAGGCATCAGCCTGCAGGAGATGGTTGTGCCGGTGATCGATTACCATTACATGCGTACGGACAGCGCCGGGTATCAGAAAAATAAGAAAAAGTATGATACCAAGCCTGTAACGCTGAGCCTTCTCTCCGCAAGCCGCAAGATCAGCAATATGATCTTCTCTTTGAATTTCTATCAGAGGGAAGCTGTCGGTGATAACCGGGAAGCTGCAAATTACCTTCTGTACTTTGTCGATTCAGAAGGAAAACAGGTCAGCGATACGCAGCGGGTGATTGCGGATAAGACGAGCAGCAATAATCAGGACAGGACGTTCCGCGTGAGCTTCAACCTGAAATCAATGAAATACAGTAATAAAGAAAGCTATTATCTGGTAATTGCAGACGAAAGCGGTCTGCAGCTGCCACAGCGTGAAGAATTCTCCATAGACATTGCCTTTGCTGTGGATGACTTCGATTTCTTCAGTTAAAGGATGTGATACGAATGGATGATATTTCTACCGGGGAAAAGAGTGCCCGTGAAATCATAAAAGAAAAGCTCCGTCAGAATTTTGATGGGAAGATCGTGCGGAAGGATCTGACTAAGAAGATCAAGGAAGGCGCGAATGTGCCGGTCTATGTTCTGGAGTTCCTGCTCGGCCAGTACTGCAGTTCCGATGACGAGGAAGTCATCGAACAGGGCATTGAGAATGTGAAGCGGATTCTGGCGGACAACTTTGTCCGTCCGGATGAAGCCCAGAAGGTTTTGTCGAAGCTTCGCCAGAGGGGGAGCCACACCATTATTGATATGGTGACAGTGAATCTCAATCTCCATTATGACGAGTACGAGGCGAGCTTTTCTAATCTCGGCCTTGCCGGGATTCCAATCAGTGAGGAATATCCGGAGAAGTATGACCGCCTGCTCTGCGGAGGTATCTGGTGCATTGTTCAGCTTGAGTATAACTCCGGCGAAGACGCAGTGCCAGATATTATTTCTCTTTCTGGCGACCGGATTCAATCGAAGCGGAAAAAGCAGAAAGATCTGACACCGATCAGCATCCGCAAGCTGACGCCGATCCAGTTGCCAAACGTGGATATGGAGGGCCTGAAAGAAGGCCGGAAAGACTTCACAAAAGATGAATGGCTCGATATTTTAATGCGCTCCATTGGAATGGAGCCGGATGAACTGACCTACAGAGAGAAATGGTTGCTTCTCACCCGGATGATCCCGCTGGTCGAGAATAACTTCAATCTCTGCGAGCTGGGTCCACGTTCGACCGGAAAGTCGTATCTGTATAAAGAAGTGTCGCCGAACAGTATTCTTGTATCCGGTGGGCAGACGACGGTCGCAAACCTCTTCTATAACATGGGCCGGAAGACCATCGGACTTGTCGGACTATGGGACTGCGTGGCTTTTGATGAAGTCGCTGGAATCAAGTTCAAAGATAACGACGGCATTCAGATTATGAAGGACTACATGGCTTCCGGTTCCTTTGCCCGCGGAAAGGAAGAAAAGGCTGCTTCTGCGTCAATGGTTTTCGTTGGCAATATCAATCAGAGTGTCGATGTGCTTCTGAAGACATCCAGCCTCTTTGATCCGTTTCCGCCGGAAATGGGTACGGATACAGCATTCCTGGATCGTATTCACTGCTATCTGCCGGGATGGGAAGTGCCGAAGTTCCGCCCTGAACATTTTACAGATGACTATGGATTCATCACGGATTATCTGGCCGGATGGATTCGCGAGATGCGGAAAGAGCAGCTGGGTGACGCGCTGGATCATTATTTCCATCTCGGCAAGAACTTGAACCAGCGTGATGTCATAGCGGTCCGCAGGATGGTGGATGGTTATTTGAAACTCATGTATCCAAACGGCGAATTCACAAAGGACGACATAGAGGAAGTCCTGAAGATTTCTCTCGAAATGCGCCGCCGCGTTAAAGAGCAACTCAAGAAGCTCGGTGGCATGGAATTCTATGATGTGAACTTCAGCTATATCGACAACGAGGCCTTTGAAGAAAAGTATGTATCCGTCCCAGAGCAAGGCGGCGGAAAGTTGATCCCGGAAGGAATCTGCAATCCAGGTCAGGTCTATACCGTGTCCCGTGGTAAGAGCGGCATGCTCGGTGTATTCCGTCTGGAATCGCAGATGTTGCCGGGAACTGGAAAGCTCGTATGCACCGGCCTTGGAAGCGATCGTGGTGCAAAGGAAGCAACAAATACTGCATTCAATTTCCTGAAGGCGAATGCAAAGCGGATCAGCGGTTCCATCAGCATGACGTCGAAGGATTACAACATCGATTATCAGGATTTGCAGGGCATCGGAATCACAGACAAGCTGGCTCTGCCGACGGTCATCTCTATCTGTTCGATTGCGCTGAACCGACCGACGCAGAGTTCTCTGGCCGTCCTGGGAGAGATCAGCATCGCCGGTTCCATGATAAAAGTTGATGAGCTAGCAAATACGCTCCAGGTATGCCTTGACAGCGGAGCTAAGAAGATTTTGCTTCCGATCACATCGGCAGCAGACATGGGAACTGTACCACCGGAACTGATGGGAAGCTTTCACATTATTTTTTATCAGAGCGCGGAGGACGCGGTGTTCAAGGCGCTGGGAGTGGAATAAGCATTTTTATTGAGGTATCGTATGAACGAAAGAATTGAGGAATCATTTGAACTGTTGTCCCAACAAGAATGGGATGATTTCTTAGCTGTAAATTATTTTGATAACATGATAATAGACGGCAGTAAATTTGGTGTTGGCAGTATAGGCAAGCCAAAGTTACCAGAAATAATTCAACAGCATAACAATAAAATTGGCGATTGCAAAATCACATACTGTTTTTGTAGACACTACTACGATAGAGGGATACCGGATGATCCTTGGTATAGTTCTCCAGGAGAAAACGGAGAATCAATACAATATTTTCCCTATTTTAAAAAAGAACATTGGATGAGAAAATATTGGTTCGCGTATTTTTCCGATACGTATTATTTAAAGATGTCCGCTGTGTGGGATTCAATTGTTGAGCTTTTGAATTATTACTATGGATTAGAGTATAGATCTGATTACCGGCTAAAAAGTAATGTCTTGGAGTGGTTGAAAGACAATCAGAAAAATTTATATGATGAATTGGATGCCTTGTGGAAAGATAAGATATTCCAAGATGCCAATAAATATAGAACGGCAGCAGCTCATGGAATTTCAGAGAATGAAATCCATAATACTATTTCAGAAGAAAAAAATGTGACGGCTACATTCCCGAAATTAGATGAAAAAGGGAATGTTGTTTTTAAAGAAGTGAAAGGGGAAAGAATCTCTGCTACAGCAGGTGAATATACGAATGTAAAAACAATTATGGACAATATGCAAGATTATGCAGTTTTATCAGGAAATGAAATACAAAAGATTATTTCTATTATTCTTGCTAAGTAATAAACAGAAGGTTATTCGAAAATGTAAGGCTTTACTACTGGTATAGACAGAGTGTACAAGAACCTTTCAACGATAGCCATACTTTTTAACGATAGCAGATGGGGGTGTCGCTTTTGACCACAGCAAGCACAGCAGTATATAACTTCAGGGGCAGAACCGCGTTCCCGCACTCTGCCCGGAAGTCGAGAAAAGCCCAGAAACAGCGCAGTTTCCGGGCTAAAAGTACATACGGGTACGGGCATTGTATCAAAGATGAGGTCTTGATCGAGCGATAAAATGTCTGAGGTTATTTTATGATTGCAAAAAAACTATAGGGCCGAGACGTCATCTCCCATCAATCAAGTGCGCCTATATAGGGTGGAGACGTCTCGGGATCTGTGATAGATTAACTTTGATTACAAGCGAAACTCCGGCTCTTTGACCACTTCCCGAAGTCGAAGCAACGTGTACAAAAGCACCTATTTTTGCCTTGACCGTTTCCCTTTGACGGGAGGAAAATGGCGATATTTATACGCTAAGCTCGTCGCATGTTGAGTGCATAGCATTGATGTCACGAGTAAAGTAACAAAGGCCAGGAATGGCTTGAAATCAAAGGCTCCCGCCATTGTGCACATGTGGCATGGTGGCGGGAATTTCTGTAAACATCTGAAACAAAATATAAGCGGAGTATTGTTATAGTAAAATAATAACAACACTAATCCGTACATAGTAAATGAAGATGACGTCGGGTCGTGTGTTTATGATGAATGTCAGGCGGGTCGGGTTCTGTGACTGGATGTAGTGCTCAGGATGGATGTGAAAAGAAAATCAGAATATTGCATTGACGTCTATACATAATAAGATTATACTAAATACATCATTCTAATGCATTGTTTGAATAGGAGGGAAGTTATGAAGGCAATAAAAAAATCATTGTTGATCACATTGGTAGTTGCTATAGTCGCAACATTCAGTGTTTCGACGACCAGCTTTGCTGCTACAAAGCTTAAGCTCAATTGTACAAAAGCTACGATTGGCGTAGATAATGTTATCACACTCAGTGTCAATGCGAAAAAGGCCAAATGGAAAAGCGGTAATACGAAGATAGCAGATGTCAGTAAGAACGGTGTTGTGACTGGAGTGAAATCGGGAAAAGTCACGGTTACCGCAAAAGCAAATGGTAAGACCGCAAAATGCAGAATTACTGTGAAGAACTATTTGACGGATAGTCAGGCTGCACAACTTATTGCTTCAGGTGTTTTGACGGAAAACTCTGTGAAACAGATTATTAAAGATAACAGCCTTACCACAGAAGAAGTGATTAAGTTGATAAAACAGAATTCGAACAATACAACTACAATTGTTTCTGGAGGAGGATTATCACAATCCGAAGTACAGGCAATGATTAATGATGCAATGGGTAATAACTGGACTGACGGAACAGAACTTACCTTCTATAATTCTGAACAGATGCCAGTAACTGTTTATGGCGAGAATGTAGAAGATTTTACTCTTGAAACAGATCCATCGGATAGCCATATAGAGATAACGTCTGTAAAGATAACAAAATATCGTGACACATCTGTTATTCTTGGACATAAACAAAAGTATAGGTATCATGTAGAGATTAGTGGCGTCAACTACCCGAATTCGAAAGGTGAACAGCTTCGTAGATGTAGTATCACGTATATGCGTAGTGATGGGGCAGGAACTGATGAACGCGAGTATCCTCTGACTGATAAAGAAATAGAATCGGATAATAGCAATCTCCTAAGGTCAAACTCAAACTTAAGAAATTGCCAGATCACACGAGATGGTAATAATTTTACCTTCTCATGTGACCAGTATAATATGTGGTCAGATTACGATGAGTTCTTGATGCAGAATTATGGTTATTAACTTTGACAGGGGTGCTGACTAAATAACAGGACGGATTCCAGAACTATTTCTTCAGTTCTGGGATCCGTTTTTCCGTGGGGCAGGTGCTTTTCCTTATTTTTCAATCTCCACGCTCACGCCGGATTTGAATTCAACGGTGAAGCGAGATGGGTATACGGTGATTTTCTGAATCAGTCTGCGCACGAGCTTTTCGTCAAACTCGGTAATTTCTGCGCTCTGCTTCCCGATGAAATCCTGCAGCTCGGAAATTCTATCTAAAGCTTCTCTCTGTTTGCAGCTGTCCGCTTCGGCCTGTTTCTTTTGCTCTCTGAGCCGGAAGATCTCGTCGGCTATTGCATTGTAGTCCTGTTTGCTGTTTGCTTTTTGGATAAGCTCTTTCTGAAGCTCATTGAGCCGATCCTGGATGCCATCCGGGGAGAGGGTATCGGCTTTCGAAACAGCCCTTGCGATGTTTTCCTGAAGCTGCTGAATAAAGGAAGATTTATCGGTAAGGATCTGGTTGATCGCGTCAAGCGTGATTTCTTTCAGCAGTTCTTCTTTGACGGTCCGGTTGGTGCAGTTGATCTCTGCAGATGATGGCTCCAGCCGGCTGATGCAGCGCCAGACGATGGACTTCTTTCCGTGGTTATTCCAGTGGACGCGCCGGTAAAGGTCACCGCATTCACTGCAGAAAACAATCTGGGAAAAGCAGCAGCTGCTGGAAAAATTACGCTTTTTCCCAGAAGGGCTTTTATGAACGTTGCGGCGGCGGACAATCTCAGCCTGGACCTGCATGAAAATGTCTTTTGGGATAATTGCCGGATGGTCGCCCTCCACGTAATACTGAGGAACAGAGCCGTCGTTTTTGATTCGTTTCTTGGTAAGAAAGTCGACGGTTACCGTTTTCTGAAGAAGTGCATCGCCAAAGTATTTCTCGTTTCGCAGGATCTTGTTGATGGAGGAGATCCACCATTTCGTTTTGCCTGCACCGGTGAGGATCCCGTCTTCTTCTAATCCTTTTGCGATCTGTCCCATTGAGTAGCCATCTAGGTATTCCCGGTAGATGCGCTTTACGACTTCGGCTTCCTTTGGGACAATGACAAGCTTTCCATCCGCGTCTTTGGTATAGCCGAGAAAGCGGGTGTGATTGACCTGCACTTTTCCCTGCTGGTAGCGGTACTGCAGTCCAAGCTTAACATTCTGGGAAAGGCTCTGAGATTCCTGCTGAGCAAGGCTGGCCATGATGGTAATCAGGACTTCACCTTTGGCGTCCATGGTATTGATGGATTCTTTTTCAAACCAGACCGCGATGTTCTTTTCTTTGAGTTTTCGAATGTACTTCAGGCAGTCCAGAGTGTTCCTTGCAAATCTGGATATCGATTTGGTGATGACCATATCGATGTTTCCGGTCATGCATTCTTCAATCATCCGGTTGAATTCTTCTCTCTTCTTGGTGTTGGTGCCTGAGATTCCGTCGTCCGCGAAGATCCCGGCAAGCTGCCAGTCCTCGTGGCTTTTGATGTAATCGGTGTAGTGGGAGACCTGGGTTTCATAGCTGGTTTCCTGTTCATCTGTATCTGTAGAGACGCGGCAGTAGGCAGCTACGCGCAGCTTTGGCTTTTCAGATTTCTTAACGCTGTTTCCGACCTGTCTTCTGGCGGGGATAATGGTTACGTTTGACAATTTCTACACCTCGCTTTCAATCAGGCTGTATAAAAACTCGGCTTGCTGTTTCGGATCTTCAAAGGACCGATTCGCTGGGAGCCGGTGAAAACGTGTCGGAGGGATGCGCTCTGGCTTTTCCTTGCTTTTTCCTTTTGTCCGACCTAGCTTATGAGCTCTCCGCATGCGTTCTTCCGCGGCAAGGTCAAAAGTGCACCTATCGATGATGGGAGGGTAGAAATCATCTCCCAGGTAATGCCGGTTCTCAAGGATCCGGCTGACGGATCCGTGCCGGGCATTGATTCCGGCCTCTTTGGCCGCTCTGGAGAGAGTCATGCCGGAGAGGTAGTTTTGGTAAAGCGTCCTGATTTTCCCGGCTGCAATTTGATCGATCACAGCAGCTCCGTTTTTTATTTCATATCCGTACATATTCAAATCCTTTCCGTTAAATCGAGTCCGCATTTTAGTTCGAACGTAAGTTCATTTCTAGACTTTACTATGATTTTGCTTACAAACTTTTCAAAAAGCTCTTCGTCGAAATCATCCAGCATGACACCTTTTTCGGTGAAGCGCAGGAGCGCAAAGGCAGAGGATGCTATAGCGGCTTTACTGCTTGCCGAATGGGAAAGCGTTTCTTTTTCCTTCCGGAGCGCTCCAGCTTCCTTTCTAAGGGCATTTGTTTCCTTTAGGCAGATCGCCTGACTGATGATGCCATCTGCCAATAGTTTTGTCAGGGTTTCCCGCTTTTCTGTGTTTTGCGCAAGATCGGTTTCGATCTGCTGGATTCTTCGGAGAGCGTCGTCTCTAGAGGAACTTCGGAGCGCCGCCGCATAAGGGCGGAGAATGGTTCTCCTGGAGAAAACGAGTTTGTTCAGCATCGTGACAAAGGCGTATTGAATCGCATCGTCCCGGATAAACTTCATGCTGCATTGCTTTTTATCTGTGATGTGAGTCTGGCAGCTCCAGACCGCGTAACGGTTTAGACTGCTGGAGCAGATCCTTCTTCGAAACACGCTGCCGCACTCTCCGCAGATAATTTTTCCGGAAAAAGGGTAGCGCTTCTGGTATTTACGGCCTTGCCTTTGGATTCCTTTTTCTTCTGCATGCTGCTGAATCAGTCTTTGCGCAGCATCAAACTCTTCATGGCTGATGATCGCCTCGTGGTGGTTATGGCAGAGGTACATCGTCTGTTCTCCATGATTGTGGTGCCGGTTAAACTGCGAATCGGTCCAGGTCTTTTGAAACAGGCAGTCACCGGTGTATTTTTCATTTGTGAGCATTCCTCTAATGGTACTTTCCGACCATTTGCCGCCACGTCTACTTGGGATCTTCTTTTCATTCAGATCCTTTGCGATGGCGGTCATTCCTTTCCCTGAAAGAAGAGAAGTGAAGATCCCTTTTACAATTTCCGCCTGTGCAGGATTCACAGACATCTTTCCATCTTTCCAGTCGTAGCCGTAGGGCACGCTGCCTGCCTTAAAGGTGCCGCTTTCAAACCGCTTTTGAATGGACCATTTGCTGTTCTGAGAAATGGATGAGGACTCATCCTGGGCCATACTCGAGAGAAGGGAAAGAAGCAGCTCGCTTTCCATAGTTCCGGTGTCGATGTTTTCTTTTTCAAACCAGATCGGAATATGCAGAGACAAAAGTTCACGTACAAGCTGAAGACAGTCTGCCGTATTCCTTGAGAAACGGCTGATTGACTTGGTGATCACGAAGTCGATTTTTCCTTTTCTGCAGTCTTGCATTAAACGCATCAATTCCGGGCGCTTGTCTTTCTTTGTCCCGCTGATGCCTTCGTCAAAGTAAAGCCCTGCAAACACAAGATCAGGTCTTGCTGCGATGTAGCTTTCGTAGTGTTGTTTCTGGGTTTCTAAGCTTTCCAGCTGCGCGTCCATATCGGTGGATACGCGGCAGTAGGCTGCCGTCCGAAGTTTCTCTGGCTTTGCTCTTGTTTCTTCTATTTTCGTTACTTTCTTCAATGCTTTTTCCTCCTTTTTCATGTCTATTCATCACTCTAAGTAAGGAATCTATCAAGAGTTTTCTGGATCGATTTCCGAGAAAAGAGGAGGAAAGGTCTTAAAGTTGATGTCCGAGAGCCGGTTGAATTCTTCCTTGCTGATCAAGCCGGAATCAAGAAGAAGCTCTGCAATTTTCTGCGCCCTCCGGGAATCTAGTTCTGCCTGCAGTTTTTCTTTCGTATAGTATGTGTTGTTCATTTTGGAAAGCCTCCTTACAGGTCTTCCGTCAAAAGAAAATCAGAAGTCCGTACTCTGGACTTCCGATTTCTTTAGTCTTTTTTGTAGAACGAACATTCGTACCCATCAGCCCGAAGAAGAAGCCCTGGCGCCCAGGGAGGCGTTCGTCCCATGAGATCACAGATCTCCTGAAGCTCGGTCTCAAGAGGGCACTCGATAATCAGCTCATCGTGGACGTGGGCGACAATAGAGCAGTCTGAGAGATTGTGCATGGCATAGCAGAGGATGTCTCTTGCGATGGCCTGGATGATGTTCTCCACGAACTTTGGCCCGTAGGACTCAATCCGCTCCCACTTTTTCGAAGGGCCTATTCCCATGTAAGTAACCGATTCCTCTCCGAAGCGGTTTTCTCCAATCTGGGGCTTTACGTAAGACAGTCTCCGGCCAGATGGCAGGGTGATAAACAGCATCTGGCTTTGGCATTTGATCGTCAGGCCATGCGTTTTCGTGACTATCTTCTTCTTTACCGCTGTTTTTACCGCCCGGTCCACATCCCACCAGAGCCGCACGATGTGGGGATTGGCTTTTCTCCACATGTCGACGATGGGTTTAAGCTCAGATTCCTTAAGGCCCATCTCGAGAGCGCCCATAGCCTTTAGAGCTCCTACAGAACCTCCGTATCCGCAGTTATGAACTAATTTCCCCGATACGGTAAAACGGTGATATTCTCCGGCATTTCGTATGTCATAAACTCTAACCTTGCCTCGATGAGCCGCCAATTTTTTCTCTTTTCTTTGACAGCCTGCTCTGCACTTTCTATAATCCCCGTACGGTCCATTCCCTGGCTTAGCTTCTTGATTACAACACTTCTGGCATAAGGCCAATATTTCTGATGGAATTCGCTTAAGACGGTATTCCTTCGATTTGCCTGGTTCTGCCTGCGAGTTGCGAAGCGGATGTTTCCAGGGGCATAATTTCCATTGTTGTTGATCCGGTCGATTTCCATTTCCCGGCTTGGAAGACCGAAAGTACGAATGAGATAAAGCCCGGCTTCGGTTACTGATGGAAATTCGAACTTTATGCCTCGTCCTCCATAGTTTGGATAGTTGCGGTCCTTTGGATTTGTGCATCGTTGTTTTGCAGCGGTAAGACGTCTGTCCAGCCATACCGGGATTTTCCTCGGTTGGGAGCAATGCTGACAGCCCCTGGATTTTCTTCTTCTTAGACTTCCAAGGTCTGTCCATTGGATTCTTCCGCAGCCGGTGCATTGGGTTAGAACATAACACCGGTTCCAACTCTCGCTCCAGCGCTTTTGGGGACTGATAATCTTCACCCAGCCGTACTGCCTGCCTACTATCTCCTGCCTGTATGAGATGTGCGCCGCTTCTGGCGGCTTCTTCAAAGTGTACTGGCTGACATTTCCCTTCGATGAAAACGAGGTGATCTGGTGTTGCGGTAAGTCCTTCATAAGTGATTACCTCCTTTCTTCCTCTGTAGACTACTCCGTCATGCTTTACCCAGGACTTCCCGTCCCAGAGAAGATCACTCCTTGTTACAGATTCTATCGGCTTTAAGCCGTGGTTTGTAAGTACAGGCTGGCCTTCCGCGATGCAGGCGAGCACTGCGATTTTCCCTTTCTGGCGGAGCTCCCCGTTGATGCCGTGCTTGACCACGGGAACGCCAAACATGGCAGAAGCCGTGGAGCAGTAGATATCTTCACCCTTCGCAAAAGCATCCATCGTGTGGGTTTCTCCCGCCAGCCAGGCGAGAACTCTAGCTTCAATGGAGGAGAAGTCGGAAACGATGAACTTGCATCCCTCCCGCGGGATAAAGGCGGTCCGGATCAGCTGGCTTAAGGTATCCGGGATGTCATCATAAAGTAACTGAAGAGCTTCATAGTCACTAGATTTTACCAGAGCTCTTGCTTCTCCTAAATCCGGCATGGTATTTCTTGGAAGGTTCTGAAGCTGAATCAGGCGCCCTGAGAATCTTCCGCTTCGGTTGGCGCCGTAGAACTGAAACATCCCTCTGGCCCGTCCATCCTTACAGGCTGCGTTTTCCATTGCCTGGTATTTGCGCACAGAGGATTTCGCTAATTTCTGGCGTAGCTTCAGGACTTCCTGAATGCTGGGCGGCGCTGTTTTAATCAGTTCTGCAACCGCTTTCTTTCCAAGGGTCTCTGTTTCGATGCCGCGCTCCTTCAGCCAGCTTTTCATTTGCATCACGCTGTTTGGATTTTCCAAGCCGGTCAGGTCCCTTAGTTTATCTGTCAGTTGCTGTTTGGACTGTTCATCAATTGTAATGGCGGACCGAACAAGCGTCTTATCAATCCTAATTCCTCTGTCGTTGATCTTCTGATCGAGCTTGTATTCTTCCCAGACGAAATCCGGGACAGGGTAGTGGGAGAGTTTCCTTTGGATAGACATTTCGACCTCCACATCCCGCTTGTTGTAGAATTTAAAGAGATTCCACTTTTCTATTGCGTCAGATGGGAGGTTCCGCGTTTTACCTCCGTTTGCCTTCGTTGGCCTGCAGGGGATGCAGAAATAGCGGATTAAGTTTTTACCCTCTGTCAGCTTCTGCTCCTTAAGGCCAAGAGCCTCACCAGATTCTTTTAGAGATAACGGAAGCCCAAGGTAGGCAGACCAGATCATGGAGCAGCGCCAGTTCTTAGGACTTAGATACTTTGCAGAGAGCCGCTCGGGATAGCAGCGGTGAAGATACGTAGACAAGCAGACGCGTTCAAAGTTAGCGTTAAAGGCCCATTTAGAAATTTCATCGTCTGTCAGGGCGTCTAAGATGCCTCTTGGAAGCCTTTCTTTTGCCGCAAGGTCTACAACCTGAACCGGGCCATCGTCCAGCGCGTAACCAAAGAGCAGAATCTCAAAATCAGGAGCCTCTGCATATCGGTACACGCCGGATTTGTTCAGGTTGATGCTGGAATAGGTTTCAATATCGATGTGAAGTGTTTTCATGTTTTCTCACCTCAGGGTAAAAGGCGGCAAGAATATCTCACCGCCCACAAGTAGTCTTATGCGTCACGTTCTTTCTGCCGAAGCGCTCTTCTTGCTTCCTTTCTTTTGTCCTCCCGGATAGAGTCAAGCAGAAGCTTTATTCCAAGACACGCCCAGGAGAGAAGAAGGAGGCTGAAGCTAAAAACAAGCATCAGGCAGAGAAATGAGGATAGATTCATTGCAAGCCTCCTTTACGCCAGAAAATCATCTTCCGAACTTTCCAGGGCAGTGAAGTCATCAGCCGCGTTGCTATGACCGCCAAGGGGCTCGCCGTCACGGACTTTCTGGATATTTCCAAGCCCGCAGGCCACGCCCTTGTTTCCGTTGGTGTTAAAGGCGTAGAAGTTGATGGAGACTCTGGCGTAAACGCCGCTGTAGACTTCGGAGCGGTCCAGGATCGGCTGAACTCTACCGTCTACGATCTGAGGCGGCGTCATGCTGTTGGCATTGATAAAATAGCATCCCGCGTATGCCGGATCATCCTTTTCCGTGTCGCCATCCCGAAGAGGAAGCTTCAGCGCTGCCTTATTTGGCTTTTTTCCTCCGAACTTCCCGATGCCTTCTTCAATCGCGGCATCGACTGCCTTGTTGATTTTCTCGATGGTTTCCTTATCTTCTTTAGAGATGATCAGGGATGTGCTGTATTTTTCCTTTCCTCCGTTGATGGATTTTGGCTCCCACACGTTGGCGTAGGAGAGTCTTACGGTACCGGTTACGACTTTTGTTCTGTTCTTCATTTTTCTTCCTCCAATGTTTTAAATTCTTCTTTTGCATTTTCGATGTTTACTTCTGGCCGTTTGTCTGTGCTTGGCACCAGCGTCAGCTTCCCAGGAGGTTTTACAACCAGGCTGCCTAAGACATTTTGAAAGGTTTTCTTTCCCATCAGCTTTTCCATTTCGGTGATGGAAATCAGCTTACGGATGTAGATATCGTGAAAGCCGGCTTTTTCCGCGGCCTTAATGACAGCGCTTTCGTCCTTGTATTTCCGATTGCTTCTTCCATGAACGAGCTTCCAGTTTTTCCATTTCTTTCCGTGATGGATCGCCATGTTTGATGCGTACGAGCTTATGTCATTTGCCCATTTTGTGAGCCTGGGAAGAAGGGGCAGGAGCTCTTCGATTTCCTCATCTGTGAGCTTAGGCGGGAGGGCAAATTCCTTCCGGGCAAGGGATAAATTGGCTTCTGCTCTTGCCCGGCATTTGACCGCGGCCTTGCAGAAAAGACACCAGTCGCCGCAGCAGAAATCTCCATTTCCTTCATTGGCAAGTTTCGCTTTTGGCTTGAGAACATCGATAGCCCATTTCTTGAGCTCCTTTACCGATTCCGTCCAGGTGCTGATATTCTCCCGCCTTGGCTGAAAGATTGTCATGGAGACTTCCTCAAAGTCGTAGAGATGTTCATAGAGATCTAATGCGCCAAGGGCATACAGCTTCATCTGCGGATTTTCCTCAGCTTTAACGACAATTCCCTGACCGTACTTGAAATCGATGACGTGGAGCCTGCTGTCTGACACGATGATGCAGTCCGAGGTGCCAAAGGATCCAGGCACGTATCTTGTCAGATCTAATTTTGTCTCCACATAGACCTTCGCGTCCGGGCAGGTCTGTTTCTCTTTCTCCCATTGCTCCAAAATGTAGTCCCGGTAGTCATCGGTGAAGCCCTCCATCTCGTCTGAATCAAAGCTTGATATTGGTCTGCGGCTTCGCATCTTTAAAGCCTTCTTCAGCTTGTGCTCGGCCAGCGCGTGAGCCGCGGTTCCTTCTGCGGCAGCAGGCGTTTCCTTATCCGCAAAATCAAGTTCAAACCTCGGCGCTCTGGTGCAGTGAAGCCATCTTTCCGCGCTGGAAGGAGAGAGGATGGCGTGATTTCTAGCTGGCACTTCCAAACACCTCCGCTTCTTTCAGCATCTCGCTGTAATGCGAGGGATCAATGGCTGAGAGCTTGTCCGCGCCGTATTTCTTGATGAGTGCGCGGACCTTGTCGCCATAGCCTTCTCTGGACTTTGCTGCAAGTACTGCCCGGATGTCGGAAAGCTGAATCGGATCTTCCTGTTTAGCTGTTTCTTCCATCGGCGCATTCACGATCCGCTCTAAGTCATCTGCAGCTTCCCGGATGTGTTTAATCAGGCTGCTTAAATCGTCTCTTCGGATAATCATAGCTTCTCCTTTCCTGAGTGTTTGTTTTACCTTACATATCCTCCGTCAAAGGAAAACCCGAAATCCGTACCCGTAAGAAGAAAAAAGTTTGATCAAAAAAGGCAAACCGTGCCTGTTCCGGTGATCCAGTATTCCAGTGAATTCTCTATATACCGTATATATGTATATATGTGTCTATATAGGTATATATCTATATTTTTATTTTTAATAGAAAATAGTGGAACAGTGGAATAGAGCAGCCGGGAAGCATTGAAAACACTGAGAGGAAAGTCGATCCAGAAAAGCTGATCCAGTGTTGTAATCACTGGAACTGGAATGCGTGAAGGTAATCCAGTTGGGGGACGGAGAGCAAGGACGGAACAGGGGTGATTTTTGGGTGTTGAATAAATTGACTCGGCAAGGTGTCATCGCTAAAATGAAATCAGGTAAGGATTTACCGCTTTGAAAAAAGACCTAAAGCAGCGGGAGGCTGATGGCAGTGATTAGAGAAAGCGATGTTTATCCTAAGATTTGTCCGATTTGCGGAAAGAGTGTGATTGAAGAAGAGGATGATATTTGTCCGGTCTGTTATTGGCAAAGCGACCCGGTGCAGGAGGACGACCCGACCTATGCAGGCGGCGCTAATAATTTAAGCTTGAACCAGTACAGAGAAGAGTATCGGAAGAAATCCGTAACCTTTAATAAATGAGGAGTAGCAAGACTCAGAGAGAAAGGAAAAGAATATGATCAATTTTTCTGATATGGTGTTGTGTGACATCAGCAGTAAAAAAGTGGATGTTCACATCCGGGTTTCCGGCGATGATGAAGGTCTGCATTTCAGTGGCTATGAGATTGGCCCTGTTGTGGACGATTCCTGGGGAGATGACGATTATGAATATTGGTATAATCTGGATGCCGAGAATGCAGAGAAACTGCTGGAACTGATTGAAGGAACGGATGATCCGAAGGCGGCGCTTGTGCGTGAATTCAGCGGTACGGATGGACTGAGGAAAATGACAGATCTCTGTAATCAGAACAATATCGAGTACAGTTTCCATTCGTATGTCTGATTGCCTGAGAGAATTTTTTAGAATATGGAGTACTTTCGTTTATCCATTCTCGCGATGAACATGGATAGTTTGCAAAGGCGATAAAGGCGATCTTTATCTTTGGTCGTATAATGGCTCAATTAATAAAGCTCATTAAGCACACAGAATCCTACAGGTATCGTTCGTAGAATTTTAGGAGCGCTTAATGAGCAGGTGATAAATAATTTATTTTGTAAGTATTATTATAACCATTATATGGTTTTATAGCGAGATATTATTCGGCTTTCTCCGGAGCCATCTGTTTCATGGACTCTTCCATTTGCTCAGATAACTGATCCATAGTCTGTTTTTTTAATTCATCCGATATGCCAGGGATCGTATCGAGATATTGTCCAATATAAACTTTGTAAACTCTCATACCCTGATGATTGTAAACTTCATAAAGCTTTTTGAACCATTTATCGTATACTTCGTACTCATCGCCCTTTGAGGCCATGTGAGCCGCGAGTTTTTCTCCTCCTTCAACCTGTACATCTGCGATTGTCTGAACTTGATCATTCGCTATAGTTGCCAGGTCGTTAATGTCGCTTTTTCCAGCTGCCTTTTTTTGATATTCTTTTACGGCATTGGTTCCAGCCTTTTTGATTTTTGAACTGTACTCACTATAGATAGTTTGGTACGAAACTTTAGGTTTTTTTGTACTTGAAGAACTGCCACTATCAGAACTGTCCGATCCACACGCTGTGAACGCAAAAGCGATCACTGTGATTAGAGCGAATACTGCAATCCTTTTGATTACTTTCATTTTTCCTTACCTCATTCGCATTGCTATTCAGCAGAAATCAACGTAGCTTCGTGATAAATTTGTTTTGAGAATTTTCACATTATCGAATAGTTTATAAATTAATGGTTACATTATCTATCCGCTATGCTTTCTTGGATTTTATAATCGAAATAATAGCCAGTACTGCACATATCAGGCACCAACCCGCCCATATGCGTAAATCTGAATAATCACCAGCCATTGAGAATCCGAGTAAGGCTGCCAATCCAAAGAGAATTATTAAAGCAATGTTTCCGCCTTTTCCAGTCTTGTTTCTAATTGCAATCGAAACAATTCCTGCTGCTAGCATAAGTATAGCGACAAATAATCCCGCCGAGCCGCTGGATTGGTTGTTACCATCAAGTGCATTATACATTCCTGCAGCACCTGACTGGAAAACAACGAAAACCGATAAAACTATAGATAAAATACCCGATACTAATTTCCAAATTTTCATTTCTGTTTTCCTCCTTTAAAATAATCGCTTTACATATCTTGTTCTTTGAACAATTCGCTTTACTTGATTATACAACTGAATGTATTATCGTTCAATCTATTATTTCCCTTGATGGTGTCAAGAAGAGGTAGTGAGATTATTTTATGACACCAACTGGGAAATCATTCTAATTGTGGCAGGGCCAATAGTTTGAAACAATTATCGCGGTTTGAGGAAATCTCAGAAAGAAACAGCGGGTTCCCAAGGCGTCATTCCTTTTTGGGTCTTTTCTTTTTTGTAAACATAGATGAAGCTAAAGTCGACGAACTTGAAGAAGTGTCTGAGAATGGTTACATTGCAGACATTTATACTGAGGCGGAGTTAGGTTATAGCGATGGGTTGTATCACGGAGGAGGACTAAATTTCTTGCCGCCCTCGGGCGGTATTTTTATGTGAAAAAAGCCCACCAGCGTCCCGATGAGGGGATGCCAGTGGGCGCACTTTATTTCAGCAGCTGATTGACTTTTTCCTGCACGGCGGCGTAGTCGTATCCGGCGGCGGTGAGTTTCTGTTTTCGCTCGGTTCCGTTACCCCATTTTCCGGCGATGACTTCCTTGGCAATTTCCGTAGTAGATTTCTTGCTGCTGCTAGAAGTTTTGGAAGAGGAACTGCCTGAAGAAGAGCTTCCCGTCAGTTTCTTGTGAAGAACGGCCCAAGCTTTAGCAGAAATATATCCGTTTGGACAGATCTTTCCATTGACGTCAAAATGCCGGATCACATGAGAGGCTGGGATACCGTACTTTTTCATCAGTGATTTGACCAGAGGAGCGGCGGTTTCAATAGCAGTCGGCGTCGGTACCACCATTCCATTTTTCTTGTAGCAGCAGAGCTCGATTCCAATCGAGTTATAATTTGTGCAGACGTGAAAGTAGGTCGCTCCCCGGTTTCCCTGGTTCATGGCTCTTCCGGTATCAAGAAGGCCTCCTCCACAGTGCCAGGCGGCTTTGCTCTCCGGGATGCACTGCCAGATTTCGCTGTCTACAAAGTAGTGTGCGGAGGCCCTCCGGTTCCCGCCACAGAAGTAGATGCAGTTGTTCTTCGCGGAGCTGATCGCTCCGACGTAGTGGATTACGATAAATTTGACCTTCTGGCCATAGCGGCTCTCCTGGTTGTACTTACTGATCATTTTATTAATCTTCATTCTTCACCCCATCTCTTTCTGCTTCATTGTGAAGCTGTTCTAACACGGCTTTGAGTTTACTTGGAATCGGAAGACCTAAGCGGCCTGCGTTTTCCAGAAGGCTGATTCCTTCGTTACTGAGATAAAAGAAAATGACCGCAGTCCGAACGACTCCGGCCTTTCCAAGTACGTGAAGGTCTACGATGTTGGCGACCCCAACAAGCAGGAAGATCAGAGGCCTTCTTTGCGATTCCTTTGAAGCCCACGTTGCTGGATAATTTCTTATCTGCAATCGCGCTCATGACTCCTGTAATGTAATCACAAACGACGAAGACGATAAGAGCGTATAGCGGCCCGTCGCATCCTCCAAGGTAATAGCCGATCCATCCGCCTAAGAAGGCAAAGATCGTTTTTATCACTGCCCAAAATTCTTTCATGGCGTTCTCCTTTCTCATGCGGTGCGTTTCCACATGTAAACAGCGAGGTAAGGCGGCATGTTTTTTCCGGATCCGTCCTCTCCGGTTTCAATATTGACTGCGGTTGTTTCCAAGTTTTCTGCGGTTTCACTTGAGGTGTATGTTGCGCCTTTCCAATCGGTAGATGAGCTGTTGATGACTGGCGCCTTGTAGTTTCCGCTGGATGATGCCACAGACCTTTCGCTTACTCCGGTCTGCACGTCGCTATAGTTATAGTAGAGATACCGCGAGCCATCTAAGCTTGGCCCATGCTTATGAGCGGTCTGCGTATGGGTGTGGCTCTGCTGAAGGTGGTTATGCCTGACCACAACTGCATCTTCCGATCCTCCGGTGCTTCCAGCGGAGTAGGTGTCTCCGGCTCCAAGAAGGAAGGTGTCTTTGATTCTTTCCCAGGTTCCTCCAAAGAGATCAGCAGGCGATGCCGAGCTTACCGAAAGGTAAATCGACCCAACCGGGTAAATGAGATCAAGAAGTTCTTTCCCTTTATATGTGAGCCCTCCATTAAACTTTGCGTCGTACTGACATTCAAAGCCGGACCCTTCTGAGATCTTTCCAATCGCAAGGCCTTTTCCTTCCGCGTGAAAATCCATAATGACTTCGGCGGTCTGAACAATAGCAGTCGCGCTGCCAGATCCAAAGTCATCCGTGACGGTCAGAGAAAGCTGATAGCGGCTGGTTGGAAGAAATTGTACATAGCCATCTGCGTCCTTTAAATCAAGCTGCCCGGACGCCTGATAGCCCGTCATGGTGAGATTGATCGTTCCGGAGGACTTTTCGGTGAGATTCGTCCAAGTTAGAACGACTGTTTTCGAATTCTTGCTGTTTAATGAACTTACCGAGATTCCGTAACTTACGCGTAGGCAGCTCCCGGATTCGTCAGCCGTTAGGCTTCCGTCACTAGCTTCGCTCATTCGGGCTGCCTTCAGACTCGTCACAGATGGAGAAGAGTAGGGAAGAACCGTGATTTCTTTTTCTGCAGTGTCCGAACTTCTAGATCTTGCGTCCATGACAAAAGAAGAAAGCAAGGTAGTACCTTCTTTGATCTCCTGGTCTGCGGTAATTTCTGGTAAGGTGGAAGATAGGTAACTTCCTTCCGTAAAGCCGGCAAAATAGGTCTTAATGGGAGAGCTGTAGCTTTCCGCTCCCGTGATTTTTATCTTTGGAATGGATTTCCCAGAGACAAAGCCTCCGTAATGCTGGAGGAGGGTTTCTGTTTGATACGCATCATAAAAAACCGTATCGGTGACCTCGGTGATCTCTGCTGTTGGGATGACGGATGATGGCACGATCAGAGTCAATCCCTCCTGATCTGTAGCAAGCACACTGCCTTCGTAGCAGGTTTCCAGAAAGACCGTGCAGGAAGAAGACGTGGAGATTGTGATCTGATTCAGAAGATCAAGTGGCGGGGTAAAGCTGGTCGTTCCCACGGCAGAAGAATCCGCAATTCCGTCTGTCCCCGTCACGCTGTTTACCTGGTAATAGAGATGATGTGTGTAGCCAGAGTAGTTCCCCTGAGTCGTTATTTCTACTGAATTTGCCCCGTCAACGATGCAGGAAGATGCGGAGAGAAAAAGAACGCTTGTTTCTGGCCGCTTTAATGTCAAACTGCAGCTGTTGCTTCCAAGAGAAGTAGAACCGTTATAGGTAGTGCAGGTAATCGTGCAGGTCCCGGATACTCCTTCCGTGCACCAGGAAAGAGGCGGCGTCCAGTTGACGGAGGCGGCTGTCGTTTTGGTCGCGATCGCATCGGATTTTCCATTCCAGGAAGCGGTCAATGTATGGGTAAAGGAAGACGATTTCCGGTTCGTGTTGATGGTCAGAGCCGTTCCGAGAGTCCCTGAAGCAGGGCATGATGGTGCTGATTTTCTTGCGATCGTGGTCAGCGTTTTCGTTAATGAATCTTTTACGGTTCCTGAGCTCGTGCTGGTTGCGTATGATGCAGAGACGGTTAGTTTCTTTGATCCGTCAGAGTTATGCTCGATATCCAGCGTTTTGCTGTAAATGGTATTGCTTCCGCTGGTCGTGTTGTTTGGGTTCAGGCTGACCGATTTGGTGTATTTGTCTCCATCGATGACGACGGTGAGTTTCGGCGGGTTATGATCAAAAGTTCCGGAGGTCCATTTTGCCGTGACTTTGACGGTGACATTTGAAGTGTTCGAAGAGACCGATGTGCTGTTTTCGGTAATTCCAATGGTAATCGATGCTGGCATAAGTTATCCCTCCTGATCTTCCAGAAGTTTAAAAGACAGATTTCCGTTTGGCTGAGGGACAAAAGCAAAGTCATCTTTATTGTCACCCGCGCTTCCAAAGCGGATAGACTCAAGGATCCTTGCCTTTGTGATCTTCATGGTGTCCGTATTAAAAAAGGCGGAGATCGCTCCGCCTGCGTAAAGGCTCATTCCTTGTTTAGATATCGTCACTTTGTAGGGCGATCCTTCTTCACCGATCTCAATGACTAGTTCTCCGTCTACTTCTGCAGATCGGATGTACTTAAGTGGCTGATTGATGAGGCTAAGTGCCTCTTGAGAGAAGCTCGAAATGAGAAGAGCGCCTGCCGCGATCTTTTCTGAAGTAATGGTGCCTTTACCGATTTTGCTTCCGTCGATAGTTCCAGATCCATCATCAAGGGACCATTCCTTTAAAATTTCTTTTGCCTCATCCACGGAAGACTTCATAGAAGAAAGCTTTTCCTGACCATCGATTGCCTGCTTGGCCTGGTCTGCTGCATCCTGGACTTTACTGTCCAGTTCATCCAGCCTTCCAGGGATGCGCTCTGTTCTTGCGACTTTTTCTGTGTGAGAGGTCCGGTCAGAATCGGTGTAGGTGATTTCATCGTAGATCACTTCTCCAGCTTCATCGGTCACGGTTTTTGTCTCTCCAACGAGGCCTGTGATGGTCTCTGTGATCCCACCGTCCCCATAGACGTCTTCCTGAAGGCCAGTGACAGAACTATCCAGGCTGTCTGCCGTCTGCTGGGCCGCATCTGCTGCCTGTTTTGCGGCGTCTGCTTTTGCGTTGATTTCAGACAGCGATTCTCTCCAAGGAGTCGCCAGGGCACCTTCCTCTACTTTGAGGTTCGCAATGTCTAGTGTCGAGCCAGACGGCATAGCTGAAAGGTCAAAGGATAGATTCTGGGAAGATGCGGCTACTCCAAGAGACAATGCCGTGGAGGAGTAGTGGATCCATACGCCAGAATTATCGGTGTCTTCACCCGCAGCAGTATTGTCAATGTCTGAGAAGGCGATCTGGATATTGCTTCCATCGCTGTCCTGCATACGGACTGGAATCGTAAATAGCTCAGACATTCTGATATCCGCTGATAGGGTGTAGCTGTTTCCTTCCGGCTGACTGGACAGCACATTTCTAAGGTCCGCTGCGAAAAAAGAAAGACTGTTTTCTCCAGCGGTTGTGCAGGTTACCGTGAGGTAATTGACGGTATCTAAATCAGTGTAGATGCCTTCCTCATTTTCTGAAAGCGTAAGGTTACTGGACGCGGACCAGCCGGTTACTCCCTGATTCGTAGAAACGAGTAGGTTGACATTTCCAATCTCTGTGTCGGTGTTCCCCTGGGTTAAGGTGATGTCCATGGAGTTGATTTCCGCATCTGCGGAAAGGTCATCTGCTGCATCTTCCAGTTCTTCTAGCCGATCTTCGAGATCTTCAAAAGTGCCTGGATCATTCTCTTCAGCAGGCTCAATTTCTTGCCAGCTGTATTTTGCCGGGTCCGTTGATTCTTCACTGGACTGGTCGGTATAGCGCCCGATAAAAAGGGCATCATTTGATTCCTTGAGGCTTAAGTTCGTCCCGGCTTCATCATCTGCCCAGGCGGCATGAAGGAAGAAATATTGCTCATTAAATTTTGTCTTTACTACCATAGCGGCCTCCTACAAAGTAGCGATCCAATAAAACGAGGTGTCGGTGTCGCTGGAGCGGTAAAGGCAGAGGTCAAAACCCTTGGTCGTGACGCTCTTAACGCTGAAGGACACCAGATTAGGCGCCGCGGTGATCGGGGTGATGGCGACCGATGGGACAGAAGAAAAGGCCTTCGGAAAGTTCACGTGCTTGGTCACCACCTTGTTTTTCTTTGCGTCAACACGGGCGGATCCTCGCTGGAGGTTCCTTACCTTGACGTTCTGGCTGGAGTCGATCGTAAAGGGAGAAAGCGCTGTAGTTACTGCATCACTTACGTTTTCATTTACTTCCGTAATAACGCTCTGAAGCTCGCTGTTCAGGTTCGCCGCATTCAGCTGCGTTCCTTCTGTTGTGATGGTGCCTTCTGCACGCGTCAAATCAAAGGTGCCAAGGACCTCTCCGGTATCGGAATTGGTCAGGGTATAGCGCCCCGGATGCTCGACGACGCGGTCAATAAATGCCATAATATAGCCTCCTTAATATCCACTTGAATACGTCTCTGCTGCGTAAATTGAATCTCCACTGTAGGACGATGCCTTCGTCTGATCAAGCAGAATCTGGATTTGTTCTTTATACAGTAGCGTCAATTCTTCCACCTGGTTAAAGGTTTCTGCGGCCATTTCGCTCCCCGGAAGCGGGGCATTGAGTCCGGTAACCGCATTCAGCTGGTTTAATGCGGCTAAGATACTCTGCCACTGAGAAACGGTCACAAAGTCGTTGAAGCCGAAGTCCTCCTTTAGGTTTCCCGTTGGAAGAAGGACGTTTAGATTTCCGCAGATGCGGTTCATGTCAGAAGGTGTGACCCGGTCTGAAGCAGTCCAGTCGGTTTTGGGTTCTTTCCATGCCATATTTTCTCCTCGTTAACAGATTCCTTTTCGGTAGGTAACTTCTGCTTTCGTTCCTCCACCTTCGTGGGTTAAGGTGATCGTTTCAATCGTACAGAGCTCCTCACTTCCATCAAGCCGGTGAAAAGAAAACACGTCCCTTGGCTGCATCCTGGGGTCTCCTTTAAAGGTGAAGGACCCCGTGATATTCGACCGGTTAAAAAGATAAGAGTAGTTCGGGTAGAGCAGGGTGGTTCCTCCGTAAATCTTCCCGTGAGAAATCGGGTCGACTGTGACTGTTGTTCCGGGCCTTTTTCCGGAAGGAAGGATAGAGGAGTTTTCCATCGTTACCGTGACGGATTTTCCTTTGACGACGCACTGGTTCAGCTTTTTCGTCACCGTCTTATAGATCGGCGTTCCTTTCTTCTTTCCCGTTTTATATTTCTTCCCGGATTTAACTTTCACCTTCTTAGAAACCGTCGTTTTCTTTGCGGTCCAGACGATCTTGCTTGCAGTAGCTAAGACGGACTTTGCGTTAGAAACCGTTAAATACCACCAATAACCTTCAGGCGAATGGGAATACCCTTTTCCAGCTTCTACGGATTTTGTCTCCAGAGTCTCTAGTTTATTAGACCTCACGGCTTTGCTGTGAAGGCCGTAGTCTGCGTCTGTTATGATTTTGGAGATATTCCGCTCGACGCTCCGGACGACATCTCCACAGTCTTTTTCGTAGATGTCCCATTTTTTGATGGGCTTGCTCCAGGTGACTCTTGGAATCCCTGCATCTACAAAGGCTGGCCAGAAAGTCCCGTTATGCGATAAGTTCATGATGTCAGCTACGATCTCACGGGAGGACTGCTCGTCAAAGATCAAGGTGTAAGGAGATGAATTGCTGTTCGTATCCGGAGCAGTTTCTCTTGACACGAGCTTTACCCCGGAGTCCGTGATGAACTTTAAGAAGCGGTTGTAAAGGACTTTTCTTCCGTTTCCGCCGGTAGAGTTTACGACCTGGGAGATGTTGTTCTTATCTTCTAGTTTTGCGCTCATGTCTTCACCTTTGATGGTGATGACGTTGTTTTCCATGGAAGCTTTTTCAGATAGGTAGAAAGAGCGGACCTTGGAGTAGTCACCTTCATATCCTGCGTAATACCAGACCGGAACATCGTCTCCTACATTGCTGATCGCTTCTGAAATGTCATCTGGCCAGTAGGCCTGAATCTCAATTTCAGACACCTGCCAGGAAGGACTGGTGATCGAAAGATCTGACCGGAGGGCCAGGGTGCAGGAGACCAGATTCTTATTATTAAACTCCAAGGTGATTCCTGGAGTAATTGAAGCAATTTCAATCCGGCTTTCTGGATCCGTGCTTTTCGCTGTCAGAGTGATCGCCTTTCCGTTTACCGGGATCACGACAATTCTTCTTGCTTCATAATCGGTTCCGTTTGCGCTGATCGTTCCGGGAGTGTCTGAAGTTACCGCAAGGGTGAGGGCAGCGATGTCTGTTTTCGAAGTCACAGTGATCGCTAAGGTTTCTCCAACAATAGACCTAAGCCCGAGCTTTCCATTTTCCAGGCTCCCTGAAAGAGCAGAGTCAAATAGGGAGCAGGTTCCATCCAAAGAGAAGCCTGCTCCAGACAGGTCCGTGAGATCTCTCATATCCCAGTGCTCATTATCAAGAGCTTCTGATACATTCGCATCTGTCACAGCTCCTGAAATACCAGTGAAGGTGAGATCAACTTTCTCGTTTCTACCGGAAAATCCGCAGTGGACTTCGAAAGGCGTCCGGATAGATTTTCTATTTTCCTCATCAATTGTGAGCATTTAAGAATCTCACCTCAACTTTCACATCGGACCAGACCGGATTTCCATCTGAACTTGTCGCGCGGGAAGCTGTGCTGATGGCGGAGGTCCGCACGATGCTTTCCGTATGAGAAGTTCCGTCTGCACCCATAAAGGTGATGGTCGACTCACCACTCATGGAAAGAAGAACTTCCATCTGGCTCTGCGGAAGCGTGTCCCACTCTAAACTCATGTCCGAATACCTCCATCCGATCCGGTCTGCAATGGTGTTTCCTGTGCAGGTCGTGATTTCAGCTGCGTAGATGTCTTCTCTTTGCGGGGAAAAGTCATTAGGGCGGAGGATATTTTGACCATTTATCTGAATGGTTGAGTAGATCATCAGCCGAGCCTCCTTTTGTAGGTGTCGTATGCATGGACGATTTCTTCTCCCATCTTTGGGCCGTTCTTAAAGAGGTAAACATCAAGATGAATATCACCTCCAAGGTTACCGCTCTGAGAGATTCGGCTAGCGGTAAGCACCGCATTTGCCATGTCGTTTCCGGCGCCTGCAACAGCGGATCTTATCATACTCATCAGAGACTCTGTCCCGACCACAGTTTCTGATCCAGCTTCACCTCCTGCAAGAAGGCTGTCACCTGCTGCTCCAAAGATAGTGGGGCGATCTAAGATCATTCCGTTTTTCATGGCCTTGGCGTACCAATCCACGGAGAATTTCGGAAGGGATCCTTTTCCTCCGATACCAAACGGAGCCTTTCCTCCTGAAACGTGGATATGAGGAAGCCTCAGGTTGCTGAAGATGTTTCCAATTCGAAGAGGAAAGAAGCCTTTGATGGTGTTAATGATCCCCCGGATCCGATCACGGGCCGCGTTGATTGGAGTCAGCATGGCAGACTTGATTCCATTCCAGACTCTGGATGTAGTTGAGCGGATTGCTGTCCAAGCCGAAGTAACCGAAGATCGGATCGCTCTTACCGGTGACAGCACAGCGCTTTTAATCGCGCCCCAAAGGGTAACTGCAAGTTTTTTAATTCCTCCCCAGGTTTTAGAAGTTGCAGTCTTAATGCTGCTCCAGATAGCGATTACTCCGTTTCTAAACTTCGCGTTCGTTTTCCAAAGGTAAATGAAAGTCGCCGCAAGAGCAGACACAGCTGCAATGACAAGACCCACAGGGTTAGCCAGCATAACCGCATTCATCGCTGCCATACCAGTCCGGACTAGCTTAATGGCAGAGACGATTTTAGGAGCAAGTGTCATGACCGTTCCGACGCCAACCGCGATCTTTCCGATGACAATGAGAAGTGGCCCAACTGCTGCAGCGATGCCGATTAAAGTGAGAATCAGCCTCTGCGTTGCCGGGTTCATGTTCATGATGGCGTTCATGATCGAGATGAGCTTCTGAAAGAAGCTGGTCAGAACTGGCGCTAATGTCTGGCCGATCGTGACGGTCAGCACATCAAAGGTGGATTTCAGCTGCTCAATGGTTCCTCCGGTACCTGACATCAGGGCCTTGGACATTTTTCCAGCGGACCCTCCCGCATCGTCTAAAGCGTTTCGCAGGGAGCTGACGTCTTTCGGAGAGGTTTGGATTAGGGTCAGCCACTTGGACATCTGCTCTTTTCCAAAGATATTAGAAGCGGCTTCCAGTTTCTCCTGGTCGGAAAGGCCAGAAAAGGCTTTGTTCAGGTTCTTTAAGACATCCGGCATGGATTTGAGCGTTCCGTTGTCGTTAAAGATGGAGTAAGTTTGGCCGGTGGATAATTTCAGCTGGTCCATGGCGGCAGCTCCTGACTTGGCAGGGGAGGCTAGCCGGGCAAGACCAGTCTTTAAGGCGTTCGCACCTTCTGATCCAGAGATACCGGCATTTCCAAACACGTCCGTGATGGTCGCTAAGTCCTTTACATCCCATCCGACCGTCTTACAGATCGGGCCAGCGACAGAAATTGCTTGGAATAATTCCGAGGTGTTGGTGTTTGCTTGCGCCTGAGCCTTTGCCAAAATGTCTGAGTAAGAGGCGGCCTCGGAAGAGTTCGCACCAAACATCTTCATGGCATTTCCAAGGCCTGACGTCACTTCAGAAAGATCAGTACCGGTGCCTGCTGCAAGGTTCATCGCAGGCGTCAGCATGTCTGTTGCCTGTTTGGCGGTGAAGCCCTGGCGGGCAAAGTTCAACGTCGCGTCTGCAGCATCCTGCATTCCAAAGACAGAAGCCTTCGCGGACTCGCTGATCTGGTTCCACAGTCCCTTAAAATCTTCTGCAGAGTTTGCTGTACTTCCCATTGTCTGCTTGACCAGGTTAAACTGCTTGTCGACATTGCCGTAGGAGTTGACCGCAGCAGTCGCACCGGCGACGACAGGCGCGGTGAAGCCAACCGTCATCTTTTCTCCTGCGTCAGACATCTTTTCTCCGACGCCTTTTACTTTTTCTCCTGCAGCAGCAATTCTCTGTGAAGAGACTGACCCGAAGCTCTTGGACTCTTTTTCCAGGCTCTTAAGTTTAGACTCTGTCTCGGCAATCTCACGCTGGAGGGCATCGTACTTGTCCTTGCCGAGACTTCCATTTTCCATCTGCTGTTTGGCCTGGACCTGGGCATTCTTTAATCCTTCGAGCTTCTCTTTCGTCGCATCGATGGATGATTTCAGCAATTTCTGCTTCTGGGTAAGGAGGGTGGTGTTCTTTGGATCAAGTTTAAGAAGCTTGTTGACATCTTTGAGGGAAGACTGGGTGGTGCGAATCGTGCTATTCACAGATTTCAGAGCTTTCTCAAGACCTGTGGTGTTACCGCCGATTTCAACCGTGATTCCTTTGATTCTGCTTGCCATGTCTTCACCTCCTAAAACCTGTCAAAATCTTCCTGCGTCGCAAGCCTTCTATACTTCACTCCGTCATTTGCCTTTTCTGTCCAGATATCAAGGACCAGGCCGATGGAAAGAAGATCAAGATCGCGGATGGAAATTCCAATTTCTATGCAGCGCAGAAGAAAAAGCGGGGTGGTCATTTCCCGCTCACTTCTGCGCGTCCTTTTTTTGCCTGGATGTCTGTTACAAGGTTGCTTCCCCAAAGCTCTAAGATCTCAGGAAGGACCTGATAGATCGAAAACATCTCAAACTGGTCCAGCCATTCGTCGATGGTCCTTGGAATCGTTGGATCCGCGTGGTAGGCCATGATATAAGCGACGTTTTCAAAAATCTCAAGGTCATCAATCTCAAGCTCTTCGGAGTCTGTCGTTTTGGCTCGGTAAGACTTTTCGAGCTTGGAAAGGTCTTTAAAGATATCCCGCTTAAACTTCAGCCGGTAGATTCTTGGAATCGCGGCAGAAGAGCGGAAGGTGACTGGCTTTCCGCTGATTTCGATTGTCTTTTCAATCATAAGCTTTCTCCTTTACTGCCCGGAAGAAGATGTAGAAGACGAGGAAGACGCAGCTTTCTCTGTCGGAACGTAGACTGCTTTGTACCAGCCATCGTAAACCGTTGCATCCGTGGTGTCTCCAGATCTAGCTTTCACCAGGCCGTCTGATCTTGGGTCTGCTGTGATGGAGAGTTTCTCTGTTCCAGGCTCGATGGTGTCTTCCTTTGTTTCTGACTCAAGGGATGGACGAGATGCCGTGCAGTAGTAAAGAACGTGGCGAATGGAGTTGACGTCTCCATCAAACTCAAAGAGAAGGGCAAACTTCACGGTGTCGGTCAGGCCGCTCTTTTCCACCAGCACGCCTTTGCTGTCCAGCTCTTCCTGCAGGATCTCTGTTCGAAACCACTCCGGGATTAAAGCAAGCTCAAGGTCACCGGAGTAGCCGTTGTTTGTGATGGATCTAAAGTAGACGATGCCGTCTGCGTAGAAGGCTTTGGTTTCGCCTTCTGCGTCCAGGCTGATGGAGACAGCTCCTGGGATTGCTTTAGGGGCAGCGTACGTGAAGGTGGTCACTCCGTCCGTTGTGCTTTCCGTCAGCTTTGCCGCGTAGACATTTTTCAGGTTGTATTTGACTTTATTTCCCATAGCTTAAACCTCCAATTCATAAAGGACTTCATAGAGCTTTTCGGATTCGATATAGACTTCGGTCTTGTTATAAAACAGGCCGCGGCTTGTCAGCACGCGCTCAATATTTTCCTCTTGGTCTGGGTTCTTTTTGTCCGTGTATAGCTCGATGTGAAGCACGTGGATTTTCTGATAGGCGATGCCGTCTGCCGCGAAGTTGTCGCTCTCAGGAAGAAAAAAGCAGAGAAATGGCGGGGCAGGGGAGCAGCCTTCTTCAAAATGATCATAGGCAAGGGAAAGTTCCGTTTCTTCCAGCATCTCTACAATCTCGTCATAGGTCATGTCATCCTCCTTTTAGTTTCTGTTTGATTAGCTTTTCAAGCTCTTCGTTTCCGCGCTGCTCAGCAGGTGCGATGTGAGGCCTGGCCGCGACTCTTCCTCCATTTCGCTTCGCGTGGCCGTGCTCTAAGAGGTGAGCGATCTGGTAGCGGTTCCTGGAGTGGACGACCAGGTTGATGCTGTTTGCTGATTCACTGACTCGTTTCACCGACCAGGATTTCTTGTATTTTCCGGTCCTTATCGGAGCAGAATCCCGGATGTCGGTCCTTACGTCCTTAGCGGTTTTCTTTACCGCATCCTTCAGTTCATCCGAAGCAAGAGAAGCGTATTCGTCTAGCTCTTTCATGATGGCGTTTTCCAGCTGGTCAACTGAGACTTTCTTACTCATAGCTTTTCTCCAGACTGCAGTTAAACTTAATCGAGTTTCGTTTATATCCCATTGGGTTTACATAGGTAATGTTGTAGGTTTTTCCTTCAGCCAAAATGCGGAAGTGGGTGGAGTCGACTTTTGACAGCTCCGTGCACCAGCGGCAGGTAAAATCTAACGTTTCTTCAGGCCGGATGACTTCCATATCGGTTTCTGATCCAGTGGACGACCCGACCGTCGCGTAACAGGCAAAATAATCCGTCCAAGAGGAGCTTTGATTCTTGTACTTATCCGTTACGATCTCATTCTTTTGAAACAGAATGGGGACTCTGAGTGATGCGATGTTCATTAAAACTGCTCCTTTCTTACGCCAAAGAGAAGAGCGCGAAGGGTTTGATTCAGCTCGTTATGGTCGGCTTCTTCCCGGTGCTCGTAGAGGTAGGCGATGCAGTAAAGGATGGCAACGCGCATTCGGATCAGAATCTTTTCTTCGTTTGTTTCCCACTCTTCGTCCGTGAATCTTGCGATGTCCTGGACCTGCTTGGTAGCGGAAGAAATGAGGGCTTTTATCAGGTCATCTTCATCGCTAGAGCTTACGCGAAGATAAGTTTTCGCTTCTTCCAGGGTAATTTCCATAGAATGCCTCCAAACAAAATCTGCTGCCCAAGGAAAATCCTCAGGCAGCAGTAAGCGTTAACCTGCGGCCTTTACAGAAAGACCTCTGATGGCTTCTGGAAGGATCAGCTTTCCGTCTACACGTTCAGATGCGAGGAAGCCAATCTGGCCGTTTGCTGCGTAAAGCTCAGACAGTCTCTTAAAGGATCTTCCCTGACGGTCTGCAATCCAGTAGTAGGAGAAGTCTCCAAAGAGGATCGGCACCTTGCCCGCCGCAAGCTCCGGTGCGTAGATGGAAGTTCTATACGGGCGGTTTAAGATGGTGTCCGGCTGACCGGCAACTACGGAGGGCTGCCAGATATAGTTGTTGTTTCCATCCTTGATCTTGCGAAGGGCCTTGACGGTGGAGTCGTTTAAAATCCAGACCGCGCTGTTTCGATAGACGCTCCGAAGAGAGTGGAAGACGTCCATCATGGCATCAAAATTGATGCTTGTATTGCTGATTTCAGTCAGGGCTTCCTTATTTGATGCGACTTTGGTAAAGACGCCTTCCGGCTTCTTGCTTCCGTCTCCAACAAGGAAGGCTTCTTCTTCAGCGGCACCAATACGGCGGGCAAACTCTGTTGAGATGTAACCTTCCAGATCAAAAACCGAGTCGTTCATCAGTTCTTCGGATACCTTGATCGCCGTTCCCAGCTTGTAGGCAGAAAGCGTGATCTGATCGAAAGTGTCGTCAGACTCCGGGTAAAGCCCGTTTTCATCCATCCAGGACGCGGTGCCGTGAGAGGCGACGATCGGAATGGTGTGGGTGCCGGTCTGGGTCTGAATCACATGGGCAAGGGAACGGAAGAAGTTCTCATCGGTCAGGGCCTGAAGAAGCTGCCTCTCATATTCATCCGGGACCAGGTATCCTCCGTTAGCATCTGTTCCAACTTCCAAAACGTTATTGACATCAAACCAGTTGCGTCTTCTGATGGAGTCCCAGAAAGCGGTTTTGTAAGCTTTAGAGCTAATTCCTTTCTTCTCTTCTGGCTCTTCTTTTACGCCGGGTTTAGAGGTAAGCGGGGAAGAGGTCGGCTGATTTAACATCTGATCAATCTGTTCCTGCCTCTGCAGGCGCTCAATGTCTTTTGTCAAATCCGTAACTTCTTTTTCCATTTTCTCGTAAGTAGCGGCGTCTTCCTCGGACACGTTTCCACCGTTATCGGAATGGGTATCGAGGAACTCTTTTGCCGCGTTCCAGGCCTTGGCTCTTTTCTCCATGAGATCTAAAATCTTAGTCATTGTAGTTTCCTCCTTAATGTGAGAGAAGCGCCAGGCGCTTCTTTAGTGAATCAACAGGTATCGATGGTGATGCTGGTTTCTTTGGGGTCAATTTCAGAAGAAGGGAGTCTGTGACGGCTTTTCTTGAAAACAGCATCTCCGGATCCTCTTCTATTTCCGTTTCTCCCTCAGAAAAGAGAATTTCATCGGCAAAGCCGAGCTTCTTTGCTTCTTTTGCGTTCATCCAGGTTTCGGCGTCCATGAGCTGAGAAATTTTCCGTCTCGAAAGGCTCGTCTTAATCTCATAGGCGTTTACGATGGATTCTTTGACTTCAGAAAGCATGTCGATCGCTTTCTTCATTTCATCCGAATCTCCAATTGCGACGGTCATCGGGTTATGGATCATCAGCATGGCAACAGGGCTCATATACACCTTGGTTCCTGCCATTGCGATGACCGAGGCCGCAGAAGCGGCTAAAGCATCGATCTTAACCGTAACATCATATGGGTAATCCATCAGCATGTTGTAAATTGAGGCGGCGGCAAAGACGTCTCCTCCAGGGGAGTTGATCCAAAGCGTGATGTTTCCTTCGCCGTCATCCAGTTCCTCTTTAAACAGCTTCGGCGTGACTTCATCTCCAAACCAGGTTTCATCGGAAATTTCTCCGTTTAGGTAGAGGGTTCTTTCGCTTCCAAAGGAATCTGGGGTTTCGTTTCTTATCCAGTTCCAGAACTTTCTTGTCATAAGGCATTTCTCCTTTCATGGATCCTTGCATCTGTCTCTTTCGGCTTCTCATTTGTTTCTTGCTTCTTTTCACTCTCTTGCTCCTCTGTATTTTGACTCTGCGCAGATGCTGCGAAAATGCCAGCATCCTTGAGCTTGGTCATGTTGCCGTTGATCAGGTAAAGATCGCCACCTTCTTCTTCCGGGATCCGGTCTAAGTTTTCGAGCTCCCGGATATCGTTTGCGCTCATCCAGCCATTCTGCCTTCCAACGGCGTAGCCGTTCATACGGCTCTGATAGTCTCCCCGAAGAAGCCCGTCCACGTTGAATTTAAAGAAGTAGTCCTTCTTTTCTTCCGGGCGGAGGAGAGCACGCTGCATAGACTGCTCCCACCGGCAGACCCAGGGGTCGAGTGTGTATTTTACAAACTCAAGAGACTGCTGCTCAATGTTGCTGAAGCTGGATTTCTCTAAGTCTCCAATCATATGAGGAGGAATGCGAAAGATCCTAGCAATTTCATCGATCTGAAACTTTCTTGTTTCAAGAAACTGCGCCTGCTCAGGAGAAATGGAGATCGGCGTGTATTTCATGCCTTCCTCAAGGACGGCCACCTTGTTCGAGTTGGAAGATCCTCCAAAGGCTGAATTCCAGCTCTGCCGAACGCGCTCTGGGTCTTTCACAACGCCTGGGTGCTCTAAAATTCCTCCTGGGGTCGCGCCGTTTGCAAAGAACTTGCTTCCATATTCTTCGGTCGCAATGGCTAGGCCGATTGCGTTCTTGGCCATTGCGATGGGAGAGTAGCCAACCAGACCGTCAAAGCCAAGTCCCGGGATGTGAAGAACATCACGTGGGGAAAGCCGAACGAGAGAACCTTTCATCGTGTGTGCTTCTTCCTGAGAAGTCTGGTACTCATAGTAAAGCTGGCCGGATTGATCCCGGTCGACGGTCATCTTGTTTGGCATCAGAGGATAAAGCGCGATGACTTCACCCTTTCCATTTCGGATGATCTGCGCGTAGGCGTTACCCCAAAGGAGTAGGTGGGTCATTAGCGTCTCCCGAAAAACGAAAGACGTCATTTCGGGATTTGGCTCATCGTGCAGAACCTGATAAAGTGGGTGGTCGACCGCTTTCTCTTTGGAGCCTTCCTCAGTGTATCGGTAAAGGTGAAGGGGGAGCCCAGCCACAGCCTCCGAAAGGATCCTGACGCAGGAGTAAACTGCTGTCATCTGCATAGCAGAACGTTCCGTCACTGCTTTTCCTGAGGTCGTCCCTCCAAAGAAGAAGCGGTACATGCTTCCTGAGGTGGAGTTTTTCAGCTTGTCCCGGCTTTTGAATTTTGAAAAGATACTCATTCCTACCTCCATTAAATAAACAAGATCCCTCTACTGTCATATATTGACTCCCCAGTGTCGTTTCCGCAGCGGATCGCTCGGTCTAAGGACATAACAAGAGCGACGGCTCCGTCGATCTTCTCGGTGGACTTTTCCTTATCCATCTTGATGTTTCCTGCAGGGTCCGTCCGGACGTAAACGTTATCCATCATCCAGCGGAGGACCGGATGGCCTCCATGCGCGATTTTCTGGTCCAGCGTCAGCCGCATCAGCTCCTTGGTGGGGCTACTCATGCTCGAGAAGCCTTGGCCAAATGGCACGACAGTAAATCCCATGCCTTCCAGGTTCTGGACCATCTGGACGGCTCCCCAGCGGTCAAAGGCAATTTCTCTGATGTTGTATTTTTCTCCAAGGCGCTCGATAAACTTTTCAATAAAACCGTAGTGGATGACGTTTCCTTCGGTTGTCTGGATTGCGCCCTGCTTCTGCCAGAGGTCGTAGGGAACGTGATCGCGCCTTACGCGCAGGTCCAGCGTATCTTCCGGCAGCCAAAAGTAGGGGAGAACAACGTATTTATCGTTTTCGTCTTCTGGTGGAAAAACCAGAACGAAGGCGGTGATGTCTGTGGTGGAGGAAAGGTCCAGGCCACCATAACACACACGACCGTAGAGGTCTTCTTCTCTAACTTTAAAGGAGCAGGCGTCCCACTTATCCATTGGCATCCAGCGGACAGACTGCTTGACCCACTGATCAAGACGAAGCTGCCTGAAGGCGTTTTCTTCCTGGGGATTCTGCTTGGCAGATTCGCAGGCCGCCTTAACTTTGTCGATGTCAATGGTGACGCCAAGCGACGGGTTTGCTTTTTTCCACACCTCAGGGTCCGTCCAGTCTTCATCCATCGCGGCACCATAGATCACCGGGTAGAAGGTCTCGTCGTGTTTTCTTCCTTCCAGAATGTCAACGGCTTTCTGGTGTAGCTCATAGCAGATGGAGTTTATGTCGTTTCCTGCAGTCGTGATGATAAAATGCAGAGGATTCTTTCTTGCGTCTGATGTTCCCTTTGTCATCATGTCAAAGAACTTCCGGTCTTTTTGCACCCAGAGCTCATCAAACACCAGACCGGACACATTCACGCCGGACTTTCCCGCAACCTCAGCAGAAACCGCTTTATAGATGCTGTTGGTGGGGCGGAAGTGGATGGTCTTTCGGCTCGGGCGGATATCGCAGTATTTGCTCAAGGTTTTATGGAGCTTGACCATGTCGCAGGCCACATCGAACACCAGGGAAGCCTGGTCCCGGTCCGCGGCGCATCCGTACACTTCCGCACGCTGCTCACCGTCTGCACACAGCATGTAAAGAGCCACAGCCGCGGCAAGCTCGCTCTTTCCACATTTCTTTGGAATTTCGATGTAAGCGGTGGTAAACTGCCGGTATCCGTCTGGCTTAAGGGCGCCGAACAGGTCGCGGATGATCTGTTCCTGCCAGGGCATCAGGTGAAAAGGCTTGTTATAGAAGTCGCCCTTGGTGTGGGAAAGCTGCTCGATAAACATCACGACTAAATCTGCGGCTGTCTTATCGTAGTGCGAAGTTTTCGCGATAAATTTTGTGGGCTTGTATCTTTCCAAGGTCATTCCCTCCAGGGCAGGCAAAAGAAAAGAACGCCAAAAGGCGTTCCGGGTGTTTTTCTCCATATTACTTTGGTGTTCCTTTGGCATGCACATGTATCATTGAAATAGCAGGACTAGGTTATGAATTTTGCGGGCATAAAAATGACCCGCATTGCTGCGGGCCAAGAACAAAACCAAATAAATATATTTTAAGTGTCCGACTTAATAGCCGAGAAAGGACTTAAAAAATGTTCGATATTATTATATCACGAATACCATAAAAATTAAAGCCACGGCAAAAGGAAAATCCTATGTCCGCAACAAGAACAGGAGCCTTGGTAGGCTCCTCCCTCTTAAGCTTCGATGGCCTGATCGAAAGCTTCAAGCTCTTCTTCAGTGTAAAGGTCTGTCCAGTCGGCATCTTCAGGTTCCTTCATGTAGAGGATTCGCTCTTTGTCATCAAAACGCTTTGGGTCTTTCTTGATTGCGCAAGGGTAAAAACCATTCTGCTGGAAAAGGTCATCTGCAGACTGTTTGTATTCTCTGCTCGCTTCTACCGGAATCGTAAGGATGGCTGTGTTTCCGTAAAAGCCTCTTTTCAGGTTCTTCCAAAGGTAAGTGAATTCGTTTCTTTCTGCTCTTGTCATGGTATTTTCCTCCGGGGCTCTTCGTGTCTTTGCTTTTTGCATGTACATATATCACTCTAAACCCTTGGAATAGCAAGCTTTATGTGGAAATAAGATCATTCTTTCTTTAGTTATATTGATGGATCAGGGCTGCGTAGGCGAGCTGGCTTGTTTCATCTTCCGGCTCAATGTCCCATCCGCGGTCATAGCGGAGCGTCGTTTTGTTTCCAATGCGGAGCTCCATCTTGCTGATTTTGCCGCATTCGATGCCATAGTCTGAAGGCTCGTCGTAGTGTTTTAGTTCGTATTTTACCGTTTTCCCTTCGATCTCAAGCGTTCCTTTTTCCCACATGGCGGCCTCCTTATGCAATCGTGAACTCGATTCCGTTCTTTCTTTCCGGTTCGTCCGTTCCGAAGCGGTGATCGTCCTTTCTTGTGACAATCTTTAAGCTTCCCATCTTCCAGCCGTTTGCGCTAAGTCCATAGATTCCATCCATCAGGCCGGTGCTCTGGTCGGTGACTGTGATGGCGTCAATTCCGGCTTCTCTTAAGGTATCAGCGAAATCTTTCATATCCTTAGGCCAAGGCAGGTCCTCGACTTCGAAGCAGTCCGCTCCGCGGTAGTTTACGTTTTGGTAAGCCCAGTAGGCTTTCATCGCTCCGTCGCTGTATGGGAATTTGTTTTCCTCTTCGAAGGCTTTCATCAGGGTGGTTCCTTCATCGTATTTTTCTTCGTCAAAAAGCTTGCTGCGCTGTTTTCTAATCGCTTCTTTCTTTTCCTGGTAGTCGCTTATTTCTTTGTACATGTTTTCAAAATATGCGTTTTTCATGGTCTTTCCTCCGTTGTTCTTTGCTTTTCTTTGCATGTACATATATCACTCTAAAGCCTTGAAATAGCAAGCTTTATGTGAGGTTTTCTGCCTTTATTTTTCGCTTCCTGTCAGGATGAAATGAACGTACTCTTTCCGGTGTTCTTCAAGGTAAAGAACCAGGTCGTAATAGTCATAGTCAAAAGCAATCCGCTGAACGGCAATGGTATCCAGCATGTTGGTTAAACCGCTTCGCTGGATGGCAAGAATCTGCTTCTTGATGGTTTCATTCATGGCATGTTCCTACCTTCCGTACGATATCTTCTCCAAAGATGACATTTAGTCCAGATCCGTTATCCCAGTGGACCAGGATGCTTCCCGTGTCGTCAACACCATAGACGGTGCCAAGCGTTCCTTTGGGCGGTGCCTGGACATCATCCATTTTGATGAGCTCAACTCTCGTTCCGGCTGGGTAGCCGGAGCGAAGAATCGATAAGGTTTCTTTTCCAATGATGCTCATGCGTTAGCTTCCTCCTTTGCTTCTGGGGTATTTCTAAACGCGGAGTTTCCGGATAAATTCCGTAGAAGTATCTTCCTATCAAGTTTGTAATCCGGCCCGATAAATCCCAGCCTGAGAAGGAAGCAGCGGAAGGCGTACTTTTCGTTCGTCACCTCATAGGCTCTGCTGCTGACCCTGGACTGTTCTTTGCTGAGCTTGCAAAGCAGGGTAATGAAATCGGTGTAGGCTTTGATTTCATCGGGCTCTGGCACTTCCTTAAACCATGGGAAGCTGACCCGGTCATCCTTTACATCGATGGTGAGATCTTCAATTCCAAAAGACTTCTTGATGAGATTACCTTTTGCCTTTAGGAAGTTGGAAAGGTTAGTGACATTTACCTCTTCAATTGGAATTTCAAAGGTAAGGCCGGTGTCTTCTGGAGCTTCGGCCTCATCCTGTTTTTCTTCAGGCTCGGATTCTCTCGGCTTGAAATCGACCTTTTCTAGCTCCGTAGCGATATGGTTAAGCTTTTCTTCGTCTTCGCAGGTGACGACGCCTTCTTTATCGATGGTGACATTTCCCACTTTGTATGCGCAGGTCGGCATGAACTGATATTCTGATGTGTCACCGGTAATACGGCAGATTTCTGTCACTAAGTCCTTCCGTTCTTCTCCCGTTACCTTGTAGCTTAATTTCATTTTCGTACCTCCTTGATTTTGTTTCTTTTGGTAGGTACATATATCACTCTAAAGCGCTGTAATAGCAAGAGAATAATGCTGAAATTCCAATGTTTATGTGAGTTCAGCATAAGGGATCTTCTTTCCATCGCGGAGGACAAATACATCAGAGGAATCATCCCTATATTGGATGTACCGATTCACTGCAACATCTACGAACTTGGGCTCTAGCTCAATTCCATAGCAAACCCGGTTCAGCTGCTCGCAGGCAATGAGAGTCGAGGCGGATCCAAGAAATCCGTCAAGGACCAGGCCGTTAGACTGGGTGCACTGCTTAATGAGGTAGGCGATGAGCGGGACTGGCTTACTGGACGGGTGGCCGAAGCCATCTTCTTTAGCATTTCTAATTCCGTCAAACTCAAATACCGATTTCTGTTTCTGGTCACCATACCAGATGTGCTTTCCATCTTTTCTCCATCCCCAGATGATTGGCTCCATATTGAATTTCCAGTCGGTTCTCATCAGGGGAGCCCTTGGTTTCTTCCAGACCAGGCCTGCGCCAACTTTAAATCCGGCGTCTTCATAAGCGTCGTAAAAGACTCTTGCTTTCATGGTGGCGTAAAACACATAGATCGATGCGTCTTTTGCCATGGCATCATGAAAGCGAGTGAAAGAAGACAGCAGGAACTTGTATCCTTCTTCATCGGAAAGATCGTCATTTTTGATTTTACCAACCGAGCTGTCTAGAGACACAAGGTAAGGTGGATCTGTGCAAACAAGATTCACCTTCGTATCACCTAATAAATCTGTGTATGTGTTTTGGTCTGTAGAATCTCCGCAGATGACTCTGTGTTTTCCTAGATACCAGATGTCACCTGGCTTAGAAAAGCACGGTTTCTCGAGCTCTGCCTCTACATCGAAATCATCGTCTACTGCTTCTGTATCCACATCCATGAGTTTCGCGAGGTCTTTTTCATCAAAACCAAGAAGGGAAAGGTCGAAGGCGTTTTCCTGAAGATCAGACAGCTCAACAGAAAGTAGATCTTCATCCCAGCCAGCATTAAGAGACAGCTGGTTGTCTGCGATTATATATGCACGCTTCTGGGCGTCGGTCAGATATTCTTCCTTTACGCAAGGAACTTTCTTCAGCCCTAATTTCTGCGCAGCATAAAACCTTCCGTGCCCGCAAAGGATGGTGTTATCTTTTGAGATTACAATAGGGGACAGGAAGCCGAATTCTTTAATCGATGCAGCAATCTGTGCAATCTGTTTGTCAGAATGGGTTCTCGCATTTCTGGCGTAGGGTATCAGCTTATCGGTGTCTTCGAGATAGTACTGTGTTGTTTTCTCCATTACTTACCTCCGCGTCTTGCTCTAAGCAGCCGCTCCATCACATCATCCTGAGGGTTTGCGCCGTTAAATTCGGTCGAGCAGTTCTCTTTTACGATCTGGAAGATTTCATTCCAGAGCCTGTTGGCCTGATTCATGTAGTTGATTCCGATGTTGATGAAAGGTGAGGGAATTGGCTTTCCCGTAGTCGGATGCTTACTCAGATATCCAAGCTTTGAGGTGATCTTCTCACAGGCGATCCATCTGGCGGAGGCCATGGAGTAGCGCTCAAGAAGCGCCGGAGATACCGCGCGGGCAACTCCAAGGCCGTCAAGCCAATCCCAGGTCTCTTTGTAGATCTCAGCGGCGGCAAACTCGGAGCCATCATGCTGAATATCAGAAAGGAACTCATGAGGCTTCGGCATTTCCGCTCCTTCAAGGTCCGGAATGTTCAGGACCTCAAGTGGCCTTCCTCCGGGATTCCCATTTTGGTATTTCTCCAGCGCAGCTTTTTTCTTTCGTCCGGAGCCAGGGCGTCTGCCTCCGCGGCCGCCGATATTATTCGATTTTGTAGGCATAATGTAGCTGCCTCCTTTTCAGTATTTTTATATTCCTAACAGTCTGCTGGGTTATTACCCTTAAGAAAACGCATGTTCTGCACGCGAGAGGGGGCGCCGGTCTCCAGAGAGGCTCGCCGTAGAGATCTTTCCTCCCCCTGGGTCAGCGACTTCCTTTCCGTTTATGCATTTTCTCGTGGCAGGAGTGGCAGAGGCTCATCAGGTTATTCTCCTCGCTGCTCCCACCCTCGGACAGCGGCACGATGTGATGCACCTCCTGCGCCTTCACGTACCTTCCTTCAAGAAGGCAGCGCTCGCAGAGTGGGTGCTTGTGAATGTAGCGGTCCCGGATTTTCTTCCAGGGCCTGCCGTACCGTTTTCCGGTGGAGTAGCCGCGGGTGAACGTGTCGTAGTGACGCTGCATCATCTTTTCATGCTCCTCGCAGTAGGTGTGGTCTGTCAGCCGAGGGCATCCTGGGTAGCGGCAGGGCCGCTTGGGTTTTCGTGGCATGGCTTCTCCTTTCGGGCAAAAGAAAACCTCGCAAGGGGATTTCCTTACGAGGCTGCTTTATCCTAACTTTCTACACTATCATTTTACTATTTCTTGAGGTGCACTCAAGTGAAGTGAACTGCACATGACTGCACTCAACTGCACTTAACTGCACTCTTCGTTGATGACCCGGTCCAGCTCTTCAAGTGCGTAACCGTGAAGGGAGTAAACCCAGCGGAGGGAATAGAACATGTTTAAAGAGATCTCTTCCCAGGACTCGTTCTTAAAGTAACGGGAGATTAAAACCGTCTGGTAGTCTGGTTCCTTGATCCTTCCAATGTAGTCCAGAGCCTCGGTCTTCCTTTCCGTCAGTTCATCCTCATCGCTTTTAATTTCTTCTTCTAAGCTCAGCATCTTCACGATGGTTTCTTCCAGGCGGGAAGAATCATGGTTTGAGGCCGTTGGCAGGTCAGAGAAAGCAGGGGAGCTGACGGAGCGGGCCAGGTCCTGCATGATCGTTAATCGCTCCTTCTTTGCCTTGATCCTGGCTTCCTCTCGGGACAGTCCCCTTAGATATTCTTTTGCATTCATAAGCATTCCTCCCTCAGCTTTTTAATTAAGTAGTTCCCATCGATTTTGGTGAGTAACTTAAACCAGGAAGAACGGAAGAAGCGTTCGTCTTCCTTGACCTTTCCCTTGTTGATGTTCGAAGGTCTATTCTTCATGCGTCTTAAATCCTGCCGGTAGTCTTTGACTGCCTGAAGGACGATCGCGTCTGCTAATTTCTGATAAGGATCCATCAGTTCACCTCCAGCTGCGCTTTGACTGCATCAATTAAAGCGGCCTGCGTCTTATTTTTCTTGTTTAGGGCTGTCATCACGTTTTCATCGATGGTGCCTTTTGTAATGATGTGGTGGATGACCACGGTGTCTTTCTGGCCCTGCCGCCAGAGTCTGGCGTTGGTTTGCTGGTAAAGCTCTAAAGACCAGGTTAAGCCAAACCAGATCAGGGTTGATCCACCTGCCTGAAGGTTCAGGCCGTGGCCCGCGGAAGCGGGGTGGAGGACAGCAAGAGGAATCCCGCCTTCATTCCAGTCTTTAATGTCTTGATCGGTCTTGATTTCCCGGACAGGAAAGCGCTTCTTGATCCTCTCAAAATCATGCTTAAACCAGTAAGCAATCAGAACCGGCTTTCCGTTTGCGCTTTCGATGAGATCTTCCAGGGCATCGAGTTTCCTCTCGTGAATCAACACGGCTTTTCCATCGTCACTGTAGACGGCTCCGTTTGCCATCTGAAGAAGCTTATTGGATAGGGAGGCTGCGTTGACCGCGTCGATTTCTTTATCCTTTAAGCTGACCACCATTTCTTTTTTCAAATCGTCATAGAGTTTCTGCTCTTTAGGAGCAAGAGTAACCTTGACTTCGTTCGTCACGAGTTTTGGCATTTTGAGATAATCACAAGCTTTCATCGATATCGTGATGTCCGAGATCTTTTTATAGATCGCATCTTCCGCTCCAGGAAGCGGCTTGTAGGAAAAGATCACTTGCGCGTTTCTTTTGTCTGGAAGAAAGTAGTTCCTCCGGTACTGGCCGATGTAACGCCCAAGCCTTTCTCCCATGTCAAGCAGCCTGAACTTTGCGAAAAGGTCCATCAGGCCGTTACTTGATGGCGTTCCGGTTAAGCCCACGATCCGTTTTACCTTTGGCCTCACCTTTAGAAGGCTCTTAAAGCGCTTGGACTGGTGGGATTTAAAGGAGGACAGCTCATCAAGCACAAGCATGTCGTAGTCAAAGGGAAGGCCGGACTTTTCCACGAGCCAGCTGACATTTTCCCGGTTGATGATGTAAAGGTCAGCTTTACTTTTCAGGGCTTTCTTCCGCTCGCTTTCCGGGCCAGTCGCTACGGAGTAGGTCAGGCCTTTCAGATGGTCCCACTTTTTGATTTCTTCCGGCCAGCTGCTGGTGCAGACGCGAAGAGGAGCAATGATTAAAGGCTTCCTTACTTCAAAGCGGTCAAACATCAGCTCCTGAATCGCGGTCAGTGTGATCACGGTCTTTCCAAGTCCGCAGCTAAGAAGGATCGCGGACACTGGATGATCGATGATGAACTTTGTGGAGTAGGCCTGGTATTTATGAGGATTGTATTTCATCTAAAATTCCTCCAATCTGTTCTGGCTGATCGATTAAGTAAACAGAAAAGCCAAGATCTTCAAGCTGGCGTTTTCTTTTTAGCTGAAGAGGCCGCATCTTCTTTCTAGGGGCTTTCAGCTCGACAAAGGCTATATTGCCTTCCGGCAGTAAAACGATCCGGTCTGGTACTCCGCTTAGGCCGGGAGAGATAAATTTCAGTGCTAGGCCTCCCATGCCTTTAACTTCCCGTCGCAGTTTCTCTTCGATTTCTTTTTCTTTCATATCGTCCTTTCCGTGTTCCAGTGATCCAGTGATCCACGTTTTCCTCTATATATCGTATATATGTATATATATTCTATATACTCTATATTTATATATATTATTTTTAATAGAATATAGTGGAACAGTGGATCAGTAAGCGCTGAAACACTTGTAGTTACTAATATCTAGCATGATCCAGTTTTGTTGTTCCGGTCTGGATCAGACTGGAATGGATCACGATCCAGTAATCCAGACCGGATTGCTTTTCACCCGATTAGAATTTATGGCTGGATGCGTTCAGATGGAAGGTAAACCCACTGCGAACCATAGAGTGGAAGGCGGATTTTCTTTTCATAAACGATCCACTTAGGCTAGAAGAGATAAACTTCAGCGCTAAGCCTCCCATGGTTTATGTCTTCTTGCGAAGCCTCGCTTCGATTTCTTTTTCTTTCATATCGTCCTTTCTCTGTTCCAGTGTTCCACTAAATTCCCATTAATTTAGAAAAGGGTATATATGGTTATATATGTGTCCTATATGACCTATTTCTATGTTTTTTATTTTTAATAGAAAATAGTGGAACAGTGGAACAGGATGTGCTGAAACACTTGTAATTACTAACTTCTAGCATGTTCCAGTATTGCTGTTCCGGTCTGGATCAGACTGGAATGGAACACGATTCAGTGATCCAGACCGGATTGTTTTTCGGCCGACTGGAACTTATGGACGAAGGCGTTCAGGTGGTATGTAAACCCACTGAGAGCCATAGAGTGGAATGCGGATTTTCTTTTCGAACCGATGCCAGCCGAGCTTCACCAGGATGGCCCGAATTTTTGCTCCTTCCGCGATGGTAAGGTCGGCCCGGTTCTTTCCAAAACACTCGCACCAAATCTCCATGTTGGAGACGCTGGTGCGCTCAATCGTCCCGGTGCGAAGATCTGCTCCAAACTCGCTTTCACCATTTAGGAAGTTCCTCCGCTCATACAGGGTCATGCGGTCCCATTCGGAAGGGAGCTTGGTCTGAAGGTAGGAGACTACAATGCCTTCCCGCTCATCCGACTCCATGGCTTTAAGCTGCTCTGTCTTCGCAACATCCTGAAGCTCTGGCTCAAGGTAGAGCTTTTCACCAGCTTTAGCATACTCTAAGGCCTCTGCCCAGATCTGCTTGATGTCTTCCTCCGTAAGGTCCCAAGGGTGCCTGGCTAAACTTCCTGGTGTCTTGACTGGCCAGAACCTTCTGTTTCCTGTGGTGTCCCGAAGATACCCAGTCTCTGCGTTGGTGGTGCCAAAGAACACGCACTGGCGTGGGTGAGGCGTTGTGCGGCGCCCGAAAGACGCCCGGTAAATGTCGTTCTGGCGGGATAAAAAGGAACGGAGCGTTTCCACTTCTGCTTTTCTTAAACCTGCCAGCTCTCCAATCTCTAAGATCCAGTAACCCTGGAGCTTTTCTGCTGCGGTCTTATCTCTCGTATCACTGAGGTTAAGAGAGTCCGAGAACCATTCACCGGCGAGCTTAGCGATCAGGGTTGACTTTCCAATTCCCTGAGGGCCGTTAAGGACCAGCATGGAGTCGAACTTACAGCCAGGATGCATAACCCGGCATACGGCAGCGCAGAGGGTCTTTCTGGTGACGGCCCGGACATAGGCATTGTCTTCTGCACCGAGGTAATCGATAAGAAGGGTGTCGACTCGCTTCACGCCATCCCATGCGGGAAGTGATGCAAGAAACTCGCGGATAGGGTGATAGGATCTGTCGTCCGCCACCCTTGCCAGAGCGATCTGGTAGAAGCGCTGTGAAAAGTTTCCATAGTGTTCATCCACGTAGCTTACAAGCTGGGCGTCGTCTGCATCCCTCCAGTACTTGGTCGGATGATTCCAGGGCACCTCTCCTTTTATTTCCAGACAGTCAAGCTGCTGGTTGTAGACAATGGCCTTAAGGTTTTCATCGTTCTGAAGAATCAGAGTCAGGTTACCAAGTTCGTTCTCAATATTTCCTCTCCTGTTTAAGGTGAGCTTTCCCATCCAGTCTTCTGAATTGAATTCCTCCATGGCCTGCTCCCGGCGCTCTCCGGTTATCAGCCCCCTGACCTTTGCGTCACCACGGGCAAGATCAATCATTGCCTTATACGACGGGAGTTTTGTCACCGGAGTGTCATCCGGGTACTTCTCATCAAGGTCTCTGAACTTATGCAGCCTGACTAAGTCAAAGGCATTAAGCAGCCTTCCGCAGGCTGGGTCGGTTGCGTGGTGGGAGTAGGAGAACTTGTGTTCATAAATCACGACACCAGCCGAGGACTCGCCCTTGATATAGTCGTAGCGGCCAGAAATTACTGATGGCGCGTAGACATCAGGCAGGAAGGTTTCTATCGCGTCTTCCACGCTGTAGGCCCGGCAAAAACAGCCAATCAGGCCAGGTTTAGAAAGAGGGTCTTCCACTTTTTTAAGCGCGTTGTGCCGCACTTCAGACTGCCTGGAGGACACTGGCCAGGTGGATTCATCCCGCCAGTCGTCGTATCTAGAAAGGTAATCGTCCGGATCAAGCAACTTTCCATCGTGCTCCTTATAGAAAAACATCCCATTTGAAGAGGTGGACGGCCAGTACATCAGCCGGTGCGCCTCATAGGTTGAGTCGTCGAACAGGTCGATTCCGATTTCTTTAGCTGCCATACGTCCTACCGCCGGGTACTCAGTTTCCGATACCTCGCGGCTCAGCGGAATGATCATGCGAAGTCGCGGGTGCTCTGGGGTATGCTTATGCGTGGAGTAGGCGCAGAAAGCGTAGGGAAGATGCGATAAAACGCTTTCCCACACACCTGGCGTGCCAAAGTCCATGTCTAAGGCTAAGGCAGACCTACTGAGGACGTGTCCTTTCTTGCGCCGTCCAGCTTTCAGGTGGCCAAGAACATATCCTCCTTTGTCTTTAATTTCGGCCTGCTTTGCTTTTGGCATTTTCTTGTATTCTTCTACCGTTTCTGTTGTTTTGATGGTCTGGCTGACCCTTTTCTTGAAGTCTTCCCAGCTGATCTCGCTGTTCTTCCAGTGAAGCTCTTTTCTGCTGTTTCCAAAAGAGATTTTCATACTGCGTGCCTCCTCAATCTGGTCCGTAAGAACCTTCGTGATAAATTTCAGGGCCTCTAAGATCGTGGATAGCTCAGAGTCTCCGCCAAGGAATCAGTTCAAGCCCGCTATTTCCTTAAAGTAGTTTCGAAGTGGGCGTACCGTGATGTCGGTACCCGCCATGTCCTCGATTCGGATGTAGGTCCTGCTGCCATGGCCGCTGTCTCCACCGCAGTAGCCGTTTGTCCCGGCTTCGACTGCGAGGATGTTCGCATCGAAAATCTCCCGTTTCCAGGTCTCTATTTCTTTTCCCTTGACCTGCCTTGTGTCTATTCTTGTTTCGTACATGTAAACGCCTCCGTCCTGTGAAATCTTCTGATTGGGATTTCTCTTTTTATGGCCTCTGTTGCTTCAAGAAGCATGCCAGATGTGACCTTGCTTCCGAAGATCCAAAGCTCATCGCACTTTGATAGAATTTCCTTATTCATCGATAGCGCAAGGCTCCGCTCATCCGGGTTGCCGTCATCCAGAAATTGTGGAAACAGCAGATGGGGAGCTATCGGGATCCCGCCTAGATTTAAAGCGAATCTGCAGTAAGACTTGGCGAGATCTAGGTTTGCTTTCACATCGCCAGAGTAGGGGCTGCAGATAAAGATAAGTGGCCGTTTCATGACTTCACCTCCTGTAAAGTACTTGTGAGATAACTTCTACAGGTATTCCGTCAAAAGAAATGGGCAAGATCCGTACTTCTTCTTAGAAATTCCGCACGTGTTTTTTGAGCTCCGGGTCCTGCCTGAGCCTTTCGTAGATCCTCTTGACCTTCCTCTGGATGACCCGCTCGTTCCGGCTTTTCATCCTGGCGTAGTTTGCGGCGGAGTGGTGCTCCAGAATCACATACTGAAAGATCTCCTGGTCTTCCTTACTAAGCGTACTTACGACTTCAAGGATCCGATCAAAGGCAGAGCCCTGGGTCTCGTTAAAATTCCAAAGGTCAAAGAGGGCAGAGGACTTGTCGCTGCAGCCTTCTTCTTCATCCGATGACAGGATCCGGTCTAAGGAATCAGTCCAGTTCTTTGGGAAGGCTTCTTTTACCGCTTCCTCAACGTATTCAGAAGATGGGGCGTAGCCGTGATCACGCATGAAGTTTTTGATGAACGCTTCTTTCCAGCCTTCCATTTCTCTTTTTTCTTGATCGCTGCGGTTTGGCCTTCTTGCTTTCAAGTTGTAGTAAACTTCTGAATCCTCGATCGAGTAGAGGGCTTTGATGTCTTCTTCTTTGACTCCGTCCTGGCCCGGGATGATTTCGAATTCTTCGATGAAATCAACATTTCTTCCTTCGTGCTGCTCACGCATTGGGAATTTGTAGGTGTAGGAATAACGCTTCTTCTGATCGGTCTTTCTAAGCTGATCAGCTTTGTTTTCTGTATGGACATAAACTTGTTTCCTTTTCATCGTGTTTCCTCCAGTCCATCCCGAACCGAAGGAAGCATGGCAAAAAGAGCATGGCAGGCCTCTTCGGAACGAGATATTACGTTTCGATACGGCCAGCCATGCTCGTAGGCTGGGTTACTTTAATTTTGTTTCTCACCTCTGCTCGAGCCACCTCTGCGCGCCGGGGTGAACAGGTGTAAGAAAGAGACTTTTACCGTCATCCTCAGGACAAAAACAAAAAACCGGCAGACAGTTATCTCGACGCAAAAGGAAAAACTTCCTATTGCTTTTGATATCTGTCTGCCGGATTCTTCACGGTGCTCTGCGCTGTTGCGCTGCCGAGTTCAATACTTCGTGCAAACTTGTGATGCAGCCAGGCTCTTAGCGGTTCTCTGCCGGGTTCAGCTCGTGTACTGCAAACCCCAATATTATTTTTTCAGATGGGCGGGTGATTTATTGGAATGCCTTAGGATCTCAACCGTTACTTTTCCATCCATGACTTCATAGTTAAGTAGGGCCCCGCATTTTGGGCAGGACGTTTCAGTGTTTGTCCCATCGCCGGAACGCCCAAGTCTATACCCACATTCGGGGCAGGTGGTGAAGAGCTTCATTGTGATCAATCCCCCAATCTGTTAGATGATGTCTTTTAACACTTTGACAGCGATGCTACAATGGTCCCATAGGGTTGGACAGGTATTCGGAAAATTATCGTGAACATGGTAGAATAGCAGTAGAAGAAAGGAGCATCTGTCATGGCACGAAGGACGAATTACAGCCCCGATTTTAAAGCAAAGCTGGTCATTGAGATCCTAGAAGGTGAGAAAACACTGAATGAGGTTGCAGCCAGTCATAACCTGAACCCGAATATGGTTCGGAGTTGGAAGAAAGAGTTCATAGAGAATGCGGGACGAGTCTTCAATGAACGTCAGTCGGAGAAGGAAATCCGCAGAAAGGAGGAGGACCTGGAACGGGATCGCGAGAGAATGCTGAAAACCATTGGTCAGCTCACCTTGGAACGTGATTTCCTCCAGGATTGCTTTCGCGAAACTGGATATCCCGTCCCGG